ATGGCTACGGTTGAGTTGTATGGGGAAATTCCAGCCCAAGACCTCATTGAAGCGAATGCCCCGTTGATGGCTGCAATTGGGCGCGTCACGGTTCGCTGGGCTGCAGTGGACCTGCAAATGGTGGCGATCCTGGCCGCGGTGCTGGGAAATAAGCCAGCGGCGCAATCGATCATATTCGGCGGAAGTGGTGCCGGCCTTCAACGGTTTGACACCTTCCTCGGTGTAATTGGTCAATCGAGACTCGACCAGCCGAGCCGCGAAAAGGTCTTCAACATTGTGCTGGAGCTGAAGAGCATTTACGGCGAGAGGAACCGGATTGCGCACGGTCCGCTTGGACTCGAGGTGTCAGTGGACGGCAACGCTGTATCGCTGTCTCTCACCCGCTCCGATCGTGACGGCGATCCGAAGCCGACATCGTTGGAGAAGGTTGACTCGCACCTCACGAAAGTGGGTGAATTGCTGCAGCGGCTGAGGGGGTTGAGCCTCAGGTTCGGATAGCGAGCAGCTTAAACACAATCCGGCCCATGCCGTCGGGCCGCACGCTCGAAATCTCAAAGTCCCGCATGTCGTCCATTCGAAGTCTGTCCCCTTGCTTCGTCGTGCGGGCGCCGGGGTTGCGTCGCGGGTCTGTGTCGACGGAAAGCTCGATGTTGTAACCCCTGACGAGTGCACGGAAGTCATTGCCGACTCGATTGCGGTTCCCCACCTCGACCGCGTCATAAATCGGTTCTTCTGTCAGTACGCCTGTGCCATCCCACACCTCTCGATCGGGATCCGGACCAGGCCGGCCGTTCTGCGTCGACGCCGCCGGGTGGCATTCAAACTTCACCCCATTGGTGCGATCGACAGTGCGGCTGATCATTCGGTCTAGCCGGTCAAAAACGGACATGAGAGATGCTCCGTTGGAAAGGGGGCCTCCCGCGCTCCGTATAGCGGTACGGGTCTCAGGGAGGCGTTGTCAGCGGCGACGAGATGGCAGATGGGCTCTGCCTGCCCCGCGCGCATCCCGGAGAGGGAGGCCGGGTTAGTGGGCGATTATGGGTGATCGCCGGCACCATGCCCCGGCGCGTGATGCCGCGAGGCCAACCGGGGCAATCTTATCACGGCGCGACGGTCACATGGTCCAGACGGGTCCAGGAGCGCCATTCGAGCCAGCCGAAACCGAAGTCGTGCCTGATCTTGAATTTCACGCCGTCGATCTCGAAGCCGACCTCGGAGTCGGTGTGCGGGACTTCCTCGCCTTCCAGGTACACGCGCACCGCGCCTTCCATGGCCGCCGGATCGCACACCAACCACGACTTGGTCTCGCTCGTCAGTCTCGGATCGGAGATGATCGTCAGGCGGCCTGCAATGGGGTTTACATCGGCAACGGAGGACGCCTGCACGGCCGCAAGGATCTTGATGGCCTGACCTTCAAAATCCGGATGGACGAGCCAGAACTTCGGATACGTGCCGATCACAATGTCGCCCTTGCCCTTACGGCGTGCCATCTTCGCTCGGAATTGCATGAGCTGCATCGACGGATCTTGGCCGGCATACAGAAGAAGATTTTCAATGTTGCCGCGGCTCGAATGAAAGACGGTCACGCCGTCCTTCATTTTGGGACCGGCGAAAGCGCTCATCTGAGGATAGGCCGCCATTTCAGCGTTGACCTTGCCGGCAAGTGCCTGGCCCTGCATCTTCGACATGTTTTCGAGCGCGCCAGCGGCGTTTACGATCAGTTGGCGGGTCAAAGGTACGATCCCGCCCCATGTCCGCACTTGGATGCTCTCCCCGCCTTCGTCGATGTAGGAGGACTTGAACTCGCCGTGCTCGTTGACTTTGTCGATGTCCATCACAGTCCAATCGACGAACGCCTGAGTGTGGACGTTGAAATCGGGGACCGTGCGCCGGCCGAAGAGCTGCGGGAGCTGGGAGAGGCTCTCCTGGTAGTAGTCTACAATCCGGGTGTTAGCGACGGTCCCGGAGATGTAGGCGAAGTCAGAGGTGGTCAGATATCCTCGCTTGACGCGTTCATCTGACCAGCCCCGAATATCTCGCCCTTCGTTCAGGAGGCAGCGCCGAGCGAAAGCGGCCTCGCCATCAGCGAACACTGCTGCTGCCGCGCCCTCCGGCTCTTTGCCGCGTGTGCGTGCCAGTAGCGCTTCTGCCGCATTCCTACGGAAGAAGTCTGGGTCATCGAACGTACCGCCCATGCCGCGCGTCTCCACATGGGGGAAGGTCGGGTTCGTGCTCTGCCGCTCGACGATCTTATCGAGAAGCGCCGAGCGGAATGTGTCGACGGGCGTGCCGTTGTCGATTGCAGCGTCGAGCTCGGCTTCCGAGATGGTATTCGGAACGAGCCGGGCCAAGCCGCGAAGCTCCGTCACCCGCTTGCGTTCACGCACAGTGTCCGGCCGGGTGTTGATCGGCGCCTGGCGCTGTTCGATCGGCAGCTCGTCAATTTCATTCTCAGGCATGTTGATTTCCTCGGATCTTGAGAGAGCGTGCGGGTCCGCCGGTATCGGGACTGCCGAAATTTCCATCGGCTCCCAATCGACTGCCCGGATGATGGGGAGGCCCCCGTTCACGCCCTCGGATTTCTCAAATTTGTGGATCTTGTAGCCAACCGAGACCGGCAGTGGGTGCCCGTCCTTCAGATCCTGGAAGATCTCCTCGGCTCGCTGCCTTTTCGAGAGCTTGATGCGGGCATAGCCCTTACCGCCCTCAATGCGAACGCTGCCCGGCACGACCGTGCCAAGCCGCTGGTCCATGGAGTAGTTGTCGTGGGTGTCGAGAAACGACATGGCGTTGAACCGGTCGAGCCGGATCGTCTTCTTGTCGACGACAAGCTCTTCCATGTAATAGCCGTCGTCCCACGAATACCGCTTCACGCGAGCGCCAGTCGTCCAGCAGACCTCGAACGTCCGGTCGTCTTCGTTGAAGGAGCTCTGTGCTCCCCTCAATTCCCGCTTCTGCACTTCGTTTAGTAGAGCATCCATCAGACGGCTCCCCTCGCTGCTTGAGCGCGGAGCGATGTTCGGATGGCGCGCGCGACGACCCTGTGAAGCGCCACGCACCGGGTATGGCGCTGTCCCTCAACTATCTCGCTGACCTTGGCCGGCGTGTGAGCGAAAGCAACTGTCCGCCCTTCGGTTCCCGGCTTGACGACGATGAGCGCCCAGCAGTCGCTCTCCTCATCGTCGAAGAGCCGCGCAATCTCATCCTTGCCAGCGCCCACGATCATGGCTGCGTCGTGAGCTGAGACGCCTTCGCTGGTGATCTCCAGTGCCGTGAGGATCAGCAGCTCGTTCAGCGGCGATTGCTCTTGCGAACCGATACCCTGCTTTATGCCGGACACCATTCCCTCGGATACACCCGTGACCTCGGCCATGCGCTTTTGCGTGAGTCCCATCGATCGTTTCCAGTGAACTATCACAGGATACATACAACAGATTTTGATGTATCACTAGGGGCGCTTCAGTTTTCGTGAACGGTTCGATGGAGACCCGCATGACCAGTCGCACTGCCCAGCTTCGCCTTCAACTTCTGGACTCCGTCTCCGGCCCGGCGAAAGGCGTGGCCGGTTCGCTAGGCGGGATCGATCGCGCAATGGCCAGTTTTGGCAAACGCGGGACACCGGAGGCGCGCCGGCTCGCCAAGGAGCTCGAGTACCTCAAGCGCAAGGCGGACGCTCTCGACGACTTCAAGGGGTCGCGCCGCGGCCTGAAGGAAATGTCGACCGACTTGAAGGCGGCACAATCGAACCTGCATCGTATGCAGCAGACGATGAAGAATGTGACCGTCCCGACTGGCAAGATGAGGGCAGACCTCAAGTCGGCCGAGGCTGCGGTCAAGAGCACGAGTGAAGCCTTTAAGCAGCAAGGCGCGGCAGTGCGAGCCTACGCGAATGCCCTCAAGACCTATGGCGTCAACAGCCGGTCCGCGATCGGAACATCGCAGCAGCAGATTCGCGACGACATCGCGAAGACCATCAGGGAAATGCGCAGGCTCGAGCGCGAGGCAGCGAAGCCGTTGCCGAGGCCGAAGACCGATCCGGCCGCTCGCACGCCGCGAGAGCGCATGTCCTCGCTTCTCCCTGATACTGCCGGCGCCTATCTCGGCTATCAGGCCGTCAATGCAGGTCGCAACATCGGTGCTCGGTCCTTCAGCAACGCGGTGGGCTTCTCCGAGGTAAGCGAATTCCAGAACGCGCTTGGCGGCTACGATCAGAAGGACCGAGACGCCCTAAACGCGCAGGCGAAGAAGATCGGAGGCGACACCCGGTTCGATAATGTCGATGTCATCCGAGCGCAAACCTCCTTACTGCAAGGCGGGATTCGCGACGCGAAGACCATTATGTCCATGATGGGCCCGATCACGGATTACGCCCTGGCCATGGGCGTGTCCCTCGATGAGGCGGCCGAAACCGTCAAGGGCGCCTCGCAGACCAAGCGCATCAATTTTCAAGACCCGAAGCGGATCTCGGAATTTGTCGATCACCTCGTCCAGATGGCCAAGTCGTCGGGTATGAATGACGAGGACGTGCGCCAGTACACGAAATATGGCGGCTCAAGCTTGACCGGCATCGGCATGCCAGACGACTACAGCGCCGCCATGGCCATGATACTTCGACGCTCAGGCGTCCGAGGGGACGAGGCCGGCGTGTTCGCGCGCTCGGCGGCGTCGAAGCTGGTGGCCCCGACGAAGAAGGGTCGCTCTGCATTGGCGGCCATGGAGATCGATTACGACTCGTTCGTAAAGATGCCTGACGCGCTCAGCCTGAAGGGACTCGAGACCGTAATCCGGACAGAGTTCGGCAAGTCCTTGACCGACGAAATGCGGGAGAAGGTTGCCGACGTGCTGGAAAACGGCACCTATCTGGATGAGAGCGGAGAGGAGAATCCGATCGCGTCGGACCTAGGCCAATTTCAGGTCGCGATGGCGGAAATCCTGAATCCGCTCTTCGCAAACGATAAGGGCAAGGTTGCCATGAAAGACGCCAATGCGTTGGCGAAATCGCTGGGCACCTTCCATAAGAACTCAGCTGAAAGCGTCGACGTCGTCGGTTTGTTCAACTCGATCTTCTCGAAGAACCCGACCCAGGCACAGCTCAACTCGATCTTCACCGATAAGCAGGGTGGCCGCGCCAAGAACATTGCGAGCCAATGGCCGGCGTTCCTCGATGCACTCAAACAAATGCGCAACGTGCCGCCCGGCCTGGCGCACAACATCGGGGAGAAGGCCAACCAAGGCCTCTATGGCGATTGGACGAAACTGACGGGCACAGTTGAGACCGCTCTGACGACGATCGGGCAGGACATGGAAGTCGCAACGCGGCCGATGATCAATTCAGCGAACCAGGTGCTCGACTCCTTCAACAACTTGGACCAGGGCAGCCGGCGACTCGCTGAGGCCTTCGGCGGCGCCGCGTTGACCCTCGCCGGCTTAGAAGCCAAGCGAGTTGCCGGAAATATGATCCGGGGAGTCTTAGGGGGCGCCGCCGCCGGTGCCACCACATCCGGGAGTCTCACCGGCAGCATCTTCGGCATGCTCGCCCGCTCCCGCGGCAACATGGCCATGTTGGGCTACATGGCTTCGGTTGGCGCGCTCGCATGGATGTTCCCGAACACCGACGCCGGCAAGGCGCCTGCGAAGCAATATGACCAGGGCGAGGATGCGAACCGAGAAAACTATCGCCGTATGTGGGGATCGAAGATCAACGATGCCGGCGCATGGGAAGGTGGTCGCCACCGCGCGTACTCCGGCTTTGGTCCGGTCTCTGGTCAGTCGTCTCCATTTGGCGACTACCAGGCTCAGGCGGACGCCGCCGGCACGTCGATCGAGCAAAGCCTCAACGTCTCGGTAAAGCCGAACGTCGACACGAGCGCGATCGAGAGGGCGAAGCAGTTGGCCATTGAAGCCGGTAACGCCATCCGTTCGCTCGGCGGCATGAGCACGCCAGGTAAGGCGACGTCGGTCAACACCAACAAGTTCGGTGGGCCTCGCGCCAAGGGTGGCCCCGTGAAAAAGGGCCAGACCTACCTGACTGGCGAGAAGGGTGTGGAGCTCTTCACGCCAGGGGCTGATGGGCACATCACCCCGAACCATGAACTGGCCGGGGCAGGTGGGACCACTGTGGGCGGCGCGACCATCAACGTGAAGATGACCAACCACTTCGGTGGCAAAAACATGGAGGATGACGCGATGAAGGCTCTCAGAGCGTTGGATCGCGGCCTCCGACGCGCGCAGCAGACGGCGTTCTCTGGTCTTAAATTCCGAGGAGACACCTAATGCTGATGAAGTGGGGACCGTTTCGGTTCACGATTCCGACCTATGGGGTCAGTTGCGACGCTGCTCGGCGATCGCTATATTCAGATCTTATTGTAATGGCGAAGGTCTGTAATGTTTCCTGACGCAATCACTATTGGCGACGCCCTTGCCAACGCGCAGCGGGGGATCGCGGCAGAGCGCCCAGCGATTATGCGACCGTTCCGCGACACTTCCGCAATCACCGCTCGCCATCTTCAAACCATGCGGGCGCGTGCCGAGGAGTTGAGCCAGCAAATTGAACGAGAGAAGGCGTTTGCGATAGAATGTCAGGAGGCACTTGGCGGTTCATTCGCAGAATACGAAGTGCAGCCCGAGCATTTGCAGGAACTCGCTGCCCTAGCTGATTTCGTGGAGCAGAGGCTTCAAGAAACCGCAGGTTTCTTGGACGAACTGGCAACAGCTAATAAGCGCCAAATGAAGGAATTCCGTAGATATCTTTCACCCACTGAGTTCAAAGAGCTGGAAGGCGAGGTGGCGCGGCTGGGCCAACTCCTGAGGCAGGAGTGGGACGTTAGATCTGACTTTGCAATGTTCCTGCGAGGCATTTACGTCGAATATTCTGAGGATCTTTCGAAGGCACCCGTTTTTGACAATCCGGATGAGCTGGCGGCATTTCTGGACAGAGCCGTTGGATGACGCCCTATAAGATCCGTGTCGCCGACGGCTACCTCAAGGGTCTGAAGAAACTGCCGCCCGATCGGCAGAAGGGCGCAAACAAGTCGCTCGTTCTCTTCCAAACCGAGCCGCAGTTGCACCGGTTGAAGTTCCGGCAACTCAAAGGCCAAGAATACCACTACATCATCAACGGCAAGGGCGGCGATCGTATCATCCTGCTGAAGGAGAGTGCGGACACTTTCGTAGCGCTCGATGTTGGTCCGCACGACATTTACAGAAAATGGGACAGGCGCTAGCGGCGCTTTGTAAGGGCCTCGAGCTGGACATGAGTGAGATAGGAACGGGTCGTTTTGCCTAAGTCCCAACGGCCGTGTGCCACCTTCCCCTCAATCCAGCCATCCCGCTGAAGCTTTTGCAGCGTGCGAGGCAAGATTCCCAGCACCTCTGCCATCTCATCTGTCGAACATTCGATCACCTGAACAGTCATTTTCGTCTCCTAAAACGAATCCGAATCGGAGAAATTTTTTCACCGAATTCGCTCAAATACTGCGCTGCCGCCGACCCGCGGACGACGTGCCACAGGTCGGAAGAACCTTAACGGGGGGCGGGGTGCGTCACTCAGTGCGTTTGGCCCTGATGACCGGCTGTCGGCTCATCGTCGACGTGAACGATCTGAGCGCCCATCTCGACCACAAGGTCGCTTGCCTTGGCGAGCGCGGTCTCGCGGTTCGGTGTGATCGCGGACATAGATCCATCTGGCGTGTCGATGACAAGCAGCCAGACAGGCACGGGCGTCTCCAGCTTGTTCTCAAGCACGGAGTCGCTGATCATGATCTTCTGCTCGATGATGAAGCCGAGCTTGATTTCGATCTTGGTGGTCATGGTGCGTGCCTTATCAGTCATCATAGCCTCGCTTGTGCTCTAGCATCGCCTCCACCCTGCCGACGGCCAGGACGGGCATCAGCGTGTCAACAGTGGGCATCATTGCGAGGAAGGTCTGCGCCTCGCCAGAAGTCAGGCCAGTGACCATAACCTTCTCCTGCATTTCGAGTGATCGCTTCTCGATGGCAGTACGTGCCTGTTTTTCTGCCGCATCAATCTCGCGCTGGGCGATCCGGCGCAGTTCTGCGCAGCGTTCTTTCGTCGCGTTCTGACCTTTGCCGTACCAGCCGAGCGACAGGCTCGGCGCGAATTCCTTCGGGATGCCCAGCTTCTCGCACTCTTCTGCGATCTTGAGCTTCGCGTCGGCTACCGCGGCTTGCGCCGCCTTGGTCGCAGCATCCCACACGGTGTTTTCGTTGAAGCTATAGGTCCGATCCAACTGACGTTCGAAATCCGCCATCAGGACAGCAGACCGCTCTTTCGCCTCGGTTTTCGCGACACGCTCTCGCTGTCGAACGATCTTGACGAGTGTGTCGCGGTCGGACCGAGTCATCGACTCTGTGGTGGTCATAATAGATTCCTATTGGTTGCATTGACTGTTGATAATGGCCTTGATGATGAGGGTGACGTTTGCGGCACCCGCGGTATCTTCTTTTTCTTCTTCTTATATTCTTCTTTGCGATACCCTTCCGATACGGTCTCGGAACCGTTCGAAACCGTTTCGCAATGGTATTGCGGATCAGAAGTCCGGATCCACTTTTCCAAAGTCAGGATCTCTGCTTGTTGGTCTTGGCCGACGCGGTGGTGGCGGCTCCGGCTCGCTGGTCTTCGCGTCCCTTGCGAACTCCCGCAGGGCTGCCGATCGCACCAATTCAGACTCCGTTTCGGCGATCTGCTTTTGCATGCCGAGTGCATGTTTCGGGTTCTGAGGTGGGGAGAACCGAAACCACCCATGTGCGAACATCTCGTGCGTTTCTGGATCGAAGACGATCAAGCCTGCGTCGACGAGCCGCCCGCGCGCTTCGTTGAATTTCGCCTCGGTCCAGCTCAAGTCGGCCGCGGCATACATCGCCGGAATCCGCGCAACCCCTACACTGGTCTGGTGCTCCGCCGTCAGGAGATAGAGCATCGCGAGCCGGTCCACGTCTGACAGGCCGGCCACCCGTTTCGAGCGCCAGAACGCAGCGCTCACCTTCGAAAATCGTGCCATCGCGAGCCCCAATTGCATTGACATTCTCCGGCCCTCATCTCAAATGGATCGTGCTTTAGATTCCTATTGGATGACGCCTTGCCCGCCGGCCCTTCAACTGGCGGGTTTTTCTTTGCCGTGGCTCAATCGGATGGCCTCGCAGGCTTCGATAGCGCTCAGCCCGAACATTTCGCGGAGGGCGGGCACCAGAGGCACCGGTCGCTCGCGTGGTGGAGTTATCGCCAGGAAGCTGGCTGCTTCTTCCACGGCCGCGCTATGCTGGTGCTCGACGGCTTCCATCGGTGGAGCGTTCATGCTGCCCCCACGTCATTGGCCGGTGCCCTCAACGCGCCGTCTGGCAAGCGGTCCGCGATTTCCACGACGTGGTTGAACTGCTGCAAGATCTCGGATGACAGACGCTCGGCTGCGCCCTCAGGGTCGAGTTCGTCGGCGATCTGCTGCTCAAGCTTCCGAGCATCGATCGCGATCTGGAGAGCGAACCACTGGATTCGCTTCGCCGCTTCCTTCGTAAGGACGATCTTGCCGTCCATCTCGACGAGTTGACTGTCGACGTACTCCGTGTGTGCGTCGGCCATTATTGTAAGGCCCTCTGCCCGGAGGCAGGTTTCGATTTCTTCGGTCATGCTGATCTCCGTGCAAAAAGTTGGTCGATTTTGTTTCCGCCGTCGTCGGGCAGGTCGGTGAAATAGGCGTCAAGCCGGAGCCGATCCCAAAGGACTCGGCCATCGACCCGCTTGGGTTTCGGCATGCGTCCGTCTTTGACCATTAGGTCGAATTTTGTGGGAGAGACGCCGACGTAGCGGGCGCTCTCGTCGCGGTCTAAGCCGCGCGGTGCGTAGGCGAAGCTGTCAGGCCCGCTGGCCATGGGCATCACCCTCCACAGCGCCGACCACCTGTTCGATGATGATCAATATTTCGGAGTTGAGAGAACGACGGTTTGCCTCAGCGCGGCGTCGGACTGCTTCTCGAAGGTCCGGCGGCAGACGAAGCTGGAATGCGTCTGATGGCTTGCTTGTTGACATGAATATCCTCCGGGAATGATACGTTAAGCATATCGATACGCTCGCACTATCATTGCGTCAAGGAAAATAATATGCTGAGCATATCATCCGAAACGACGGAGTGTGTGATGGCCAAAATACCGAGCCGCGGCGTGGATCAATTTGTTCTGCGATTTCCAGATGGCTTGCGAGAGCAAATTCGCCAACTGGCCGAACAGTCGGGCCGCAGCATGAACGCGGAAATCATCGCTCGGTTGGAGCAAACCCTTAGCGGCGTTGACGTCGGCAGGCTCCAGGGAGAGAACGAGGCTCTTCGTGCGAATTTTGCGGTTTTGGCTGAGCAACTTGCAGGGCCTGTAGGGCAGAACCGCGAGGAAGTTATACGGGTTTTGTCAGCTCTCCGCGTCCTCGGCAAAGTCGTTCCTGATGAAGGGTGATAAAATGACCGACGAAGAGCGCCGCCCATACCTCTCCAGCTTCCAAGACCGCCACGGCAAGACCCGTTGGCGCTACCGCAGGGCAGGCAAGACGATCAGCATTCCGGGCGTGCCCGGCGAACCCGAATTCGAGGAGGCCTATCAAGCGGCCATTGAGAGCAGGGAGCCGCGCAAGGCCGTCGTTGTGCCGCACCCTGGAGCCGTGGTGCCCAAGTCGTTCCGTGACGCATGGAAGCGGGTCATGCGTACGCCGGAATGGCTGCGGCTCGACGAGAAGACCAAAGGGCAGGACGTCATGCTTGCCGAGCGATTCCTTGCCATGACCGTCGTCGACGACGCGCCCGACGTTTGGGCCGATATGCTCGTGGAGGATCTCCGCCGCCGGCACCTGAAAGAGGTACTGGCACGGTTCGCGGACAAGCCGCACGCCGGCAAGCATACGCTCAAGGTCATCCGGAAGATGATCAGGACCGGCCTTGACGAGGAATGGATCGAGCACGACGTCTCTGCCCAGCTCACCTATCGGCCGGGCTATGTCGGTTGGCGGGCGTGGACGGACGAAGAGCAGGAAAAGTTCGAGGCGAGGTGGCCGATCGGGTCGGCGGCGCGCACCTGTTACAGCTTGGCCTTATGGTTGGGCAACCGCCGCAGTGACATCGCCCGACTGACCTGGCAACAGTTCGACTTCCGCCGAGGCGTTGTCACGCTTGAACAGGAGAAGGGCGGCAAGTTGCTCGTGCTGCCGATCACACCGATGCTGGCAGAAGCGCTGGCGCCGCTGCCGAGGGCAGGGGACGCGGTTCTACTTACCGCCTACGGCGACCCCTTCTCCGAGAAGAGCCTCACGGGCCGAATGGCAGATTGGACGAAAGCCGCCGGCCTGCCAAAGGGCTGCGTGCTGCATGGCCTTCGAAAGACGCTCGGCAAGATGATGGCCGAAGGCGGCGCGTCAACCCGGCAGCTCATGGAGACGCTCGGGCACAGCGATATCAACCACGCCGAGCTCTATTCCCGCGAGGCAGCACAGGCGCTTCTGGCAAAGCAGGCGATGGAGAAAGTGACCCGTCTGGTCGCGAAAAAGCGGCGTGGCTAACCGACTGGCTAACCACCATGGCAAACCCGTATGTAAGTCATTGAAATTTAAGAATTCTGGTACGCCCAACGGGACTCGAACCCGTGTTACCGCCGTGAGAGGGCGGCGTCCTGACCGCTAGACGATGGGCGCAGCGCTGACAACTATAGGCAAGGCCAAAGCCCGCTGCAAGCGTCATTGTCATGTCACGATTGTCGAAATGGCACGCCCTAGGGGAGTCGAACCCCTCTTCCCAGAATGAAAATCTGGTGTCCTAACCGATAGACGAAGGGCGCATCCGCTTCGATGGCGCCCTTATAACAGCGGATTCGATTCACGCAAGCGGCTCGCGGCAATTCCCTCATAAAAATTTCAAGTGATAGATGACGAAATGCCCGGAAGGCATTCAATGCATGGAATAATCGTTGGAAGAGGGAAGAGTTGGCACGCCCTAGGGGAGTCGAACCCCTCTTCCCAGAATGAAAATCTGGTGTCCTAACCGATAGACGAAGGGCGCGCGAACGGGTGGCTTATAGCCAGCTTGTCCCTGGCCCGCAAGCGCAAATTTGCCTCCAAGCAAAGAAAATGCCCCGGAACGAATTTCCGGGGATTCCAAGCATTATCATGACGTTAGGAGCGGTACCGGCAGCCTCAGCTACGCATGCGCTTCTTGCGACGGCAACGCCAGTTCCAGTCGCGCTCGCCGCCGATATCGATATGGACCGATTCCGTGTGGCAATAGGTGCCGATGCCGCCGCGCCCCGGCAAGGACCGCAGGAAGTCGGCGAGCTGCCATTTCGAGACGCCCTGCACCTGGATATCCGCCGCCGCGCACATCGTATGCAGCGAGTGGCGGACGCCGCCGGCGCGGCGGTTGCGGCGCGGGTCGCGGAAGCCGCTGGTGATGATGGCCGGGCGCTTGTAATGGTCCTCGACCATGCGGATCATGGAAACCAGCTCGGGACGCAGGCAGCCGACATCGACCTTGTCCGTCTGAATATAGAGGCCGTTGGGCGCGACCCGCGTCATCGACGGCAGCGATGCGAGCTGCATCAGTCCCTCGGATTCGTCCTCGCCATGGTCCTCGTCCTCCAGCCCGGTCGTGGTCGGGAACATCGCATTGGTCTGCACGCCGGGAAGCGTGTCGTCGCTCAGGGCGGCGGTCTGCATGTTCGGGATACCGCGCGTCACGCGCTTTTTCTTCTTGCCGAACCGGTCGCCGTCAAAATCGTCGGAGTCGGTCTTGCGGAAGAGATCCGCGAGCGTCAGCGGCTTCTTCTCCGTCGTCCTGCGGGTCGCGGGCAGGCTGTTGGTCGCCAGTTCGGCCTGCACCGCCGCCAGATCGGCCGAGGCGACTTCCTGTGTCGCGATCTTTTCCGGCTCCGCCAGCGCATTTGCGGCGATCGCCGCATTGGCGTCGAGGATCGGAATTTCGGTATCGCCCATGGCGACCTTCTGGACTTCCTCGACTTCATCGGAATCGGGCATGGGCACGGCCATCCGCTCGGCAAGGCTGTCGTAGCTCGGCACCGCCGCGGCGGGGTCCGTCGCCTGCATGGTGGCCGCGGCGTCGGCGGCGATCACCGCCTCGACGCTGTTGTTGCTGAAAAGGCTCGCCTTGGTCGCATCCACCGGCTGGTTGACGACGCGGGCGCTTTTCTGCGTCACGCCCTGGTCGATGAATTGGTTGCCGTCGGTCGAGAAGATGCTGCTGCGGGTCGCCGCGATGTTCCGCGGCTGTGCGAGCAGGCCCTGCTGCTCGGCCTGCGCCTGCTCGCCGCCGTCGACCGTAGCCGTATCGAGCGATTCGACATCGGCCTGCGCCTGCTGTTCGATCTCGGATGCGGGAGCGTTGTCGGCCTGCTGCCGGGCCGCGAGCTCGGCGAGCGTGGAAGGAGTGCTGTTGGCGTTGGTTTCGATCTGCGCGAGCTGGTCGGCGGGAGAGGACATGCAGCCGCCCAGTCCAAGCATGGTGGCGGCTAGGAGCGCACAGGACAGCAACCGGGTGTTCGCGCTCTTGATCCGGTACTCAGGCAAAATCCGTCCCACCCTGTTCAGTATGGCTTTTGACTCCGGCGGAATGTGTTTAGACACAAAATCGCGGAATGTAAACCACGGTAAAATTGTCGTGATCACCGCCCCGGAACGCTAGGCCGCCTGCCTTGCCCGAAACCAGCGGCACGGGCGCCCGGCAAACCCGTTGCCTGTCCAATGCGGCGAAAGCGCGGTTCATCCGGTCCGGAGCTTGTGCCAGGCTTGCGGCTACCACTTGCCCGTGTTGGGCATGGAGAGCCAGGGTTCGGCCGGGGCAAGCGCGCTGCCTTTCTGCAGGATCTCGATCGAGATGCCGTCGGGCGAACGGACGAAGGCCATGCGCCCGTCGCGCGGCGGACGGTTGATGGTGACGCCTTTTGCCTGCAGGTGGGCGCATAGCGCATAGATATCGTCGACTTCATAGGCGAGATGGCCGAAATTGCGGCCGCCGGCATAGTCCTCCGGGTCCCAGTTATAGGTGAGTTCGATCGTGGGCGTGCTGCTTTCCCGTGCGCTCGCCACGTCGTCAGTGGAGGCGAGGAAGATCAGAGTATAGCGGCCGGCCTCGTTCACGTGCCGGCGAATCTCCACCATGCCGAGCTTGTCGCAATAGAAGTCGAGGGACTGGTCGATGTCCGTCACGCGGACCATGGTGTGGAGATAGCGCATGGGAGTTCCTCTCTGGTGATTTGGCGCCGGGAATTTGGACAGAAAGACAGCCTGAGGCAAGCCATTTATGGGATCAGATGTCCTGGGTTTTTTGCCTACCGGGACTTGCATCTGTATCATTTCGGGATGTTAATCTCAGTTCTGAAGAATCAGTTAACCGGTATGTGGCGTAAGTAGGGGCGAGGCAGGATGGCGGATAGGATTTCTTCAAAGAGTGTTTCTCTCTTCGAGGACATGGCTGCCGAGCCGGTTGACCTGATCGAAATCACCGGCGTCATCAAATGGTTCGATGTCGCAAAGGGTTTCGGCTTCATCGTGCCGGACAACGGACAGGCCGATGTCCTGCTGCACGTGACATGTCTGCGCCGCGACGGCTATCAGACGATCCTCGAGGGAACGCGCGTGGTCGCGCTGATCCAGAAGCGTGATCGCGGCTATCAGGCCTTCCGCATTCTGTCGATGGACACGTCGACCGCGGTCCATCCCTCGCAGCTTCCGCCGGTGCGCACGCATGTCCAGGTGACGCCGTCGAGCGGCCTCGAGCGCGCTATCGTCAAGTGGTTCAACCGCACCAAGGGTTTTGGCTTTTTGACGCGCGGCGAGGGGACCGAGGACATTTTCGTCCATATGGAGACGCTTCGCCGCTACGGCATTACCGAGTTGCGCCCCGGCCAGAGCGTGCTGGTTCGCTTCGGCGACGGCGACAAAGGCCTGATGGCCGCCGAAATCCATCCCGACGTCGTCAATCCCGTGAACCGGGCTCATTGAGCATGACGCTGTCGCTGCGGTCGATACCGAGCGCCCTCGTGGCGCTCTTTCTGTTTGGCCTGGTCGCGGGATCGGCCTTTTCCGCGACCTTTTCCACCGAGGCGCTGACGATCCGCCGGTTCGACGGCACGACGGCGGTCTTCACCGTCGAGCTCGCGCTCTCCGCCGACCAGCGCGCGCAGGGGCTGATGAACCGCAAGGCGATGGCGGACGATCGCGGCATGCTCTTCGATTTCGGCCTCAGCCGCCGCGTGGCGATGTGGATGAAGAACACCTACCTGCCGCTCGACATGCTGTTCATCCGTGCGGACGGTACCATCACGCGGGTGGCATCCGACACCGTGCCGCTGTCCGAGGCGATCATCGATTCCGGGGAGCCGGTCCATTTCGTTCTCGAGCTCAATGCCGGAACGGCCGCAAAGCTCGGAATTGCTTTCGGCGACAAGGTCGAGAGCGCCACCATCGCGGCGGCCGCGGCAAAGCCCTGAAGAACCGGTTTTTTCGGTTGCGGGCCGGGGTCGGTTTGTGTAATCCAGCGGCATCGGACGGCACGGAGTGTAGCGCAGCCTGGTAGCGCATCTGGTTTGGGACCAGAGGGTCGGGAGTTCGAATCTCTCCACTCCGACCATCGAAGCCTTTGAAAAGGCTATTCATTTTTTCCTCCATCGATAATCCGGACCTTGCCTTGTGAGTGCATTGTGGGAGCAAGCAGGCTTCTGCGGGTGTACTTTTGGAGCTTGAGGATGATCTCTTCGGTCGCGCGAGCGGGCGCGTCGAGGTAGTCGGGATCGAATTTTTCATACCAATCCGTCGTCGACGAGCCGCTGCGAACCCGGTGGCCGAGCCATAGGGATCGCTGCTCACGCGACACGGCGACCTTGGTGCGGCGCATGTAGGACGCGATGAAGTGGCGCAGGATGTAGCAGGTCATCTCAGGCATCCAGCCGGGATAGATGATCTCGCCGGAATCGCTCACGCGTTGGTCGCGGCGGCCGATCTTGTTGATGCGCTTTTCGACGACGTCCTGATAGCCGGCGATGGGACGATCGTCCTTCCAGTGCTCCAGCCATGCGGCCAACTGCGTCGTCAGCCGGAGGACAGGCCGGCGTTTCTTGGTCTGGCGGCGGCCCTTCGGGTTGAGATCGATGAGACCGAATTCATAGTCGACCTGCTCGCTCACGCGCAGATCGAAGATGGCTTCATTGCGCGCCGCCGTGTTGAGGGCGATGATGACATAGCGGAAATCATCATCCTCCTCGATCCTGTCAATCCACTTGCCGAGCTCCTGGAAGGTCGGCAGGTATTCGCGCGGGCCGTTGATGTTGAGGCCGAGGTAGTTGGCGATCTCGGCTTCGTCGCAAAAGACCGGGACCGATTCATCGAGCAGGCGCACTTCTGTCTCCTCGTCGTCGACCATGATGATCTGCGGCAGGGCGCAATAGTTAAGCGCGGCGCGCACCGAAATCATGTAGGTCGAGATGGATTTAGGCGTGAGGCCGGCGTGGCGGGCCATATGCGACCAGACCTTCTGCTGATTGATGCGGGTGAGACGGGCGACGGTTGGCACGAGCTCGATCGTCGTCATGGCATCGTTGACCAGCTGGGCCGCGCGGCGGGCGGCCGCCATCTGCTTATAGCCTGCCGGCTCGGCCTTGTATTTCAGGTAGTGGGCGAGGGCGTCGACGAGATAGACCTGGCTCGGGGCTTTGGAGGAGATGCCTTTGCCGGCGAGAGCTTCGATGAGTTCGTCTTTTGCGTCGGGTAGATCAGTTGCAAGGAGCGCTTTACGCTTAACGCGTCGGCTTCCGTCATCATACCAATATCGGTAGTAGCCGGGCCGTCCTGGCTCTTGTCCGATCCATTGTCCCTTATATTCGAAGAGCCCCCGAGATCCTCGCTCTCGTCGCATGTAAAATCCTCGTTGAAGGCGCGCTCGAGATCGCTGCGCGCGTAGACCTGCTTCCCCTGCCTGCCGCTGAACACCCGGATCATGCGGGCCTTGCGCCAGCGCGAGATGATTTGTGCGCTCAGCCATGGGTAGTCGTCAAGCGCAGCGTCATGGGTGATCAGGTCGGCAAAAGTCACGGGCTGGAACGGCTGGGTCATTTCTTCACCGCTCGGCTGAGGTGGGTGGCATAGGCGCCCACGGCCTTCCAGTAAGCTGCCATCGGCGCCTTGTTTCGTTTCCAGCTCACTTGAGCGCGTTCGCGAGCGTCGGCGCCAAGCTCTTTGAAGATATCGGCCAGAACGGCGCGCGCGGCCGGATCAAGTTCCTTAAGTCGGGCGGCGGAGGGTAGACCCAGGACGGGGTTCCGAACCTCTGGTTTTGAAGATCTGTCGCTCATGGCGAAACCTCTTCGCACATGGGAATCGATCTAGCGCGGTCGCGTCTGCGGCAGTTTTCTTTATGAGTGACCAGCTCGAGATGCGTTCGGCCATTTTCATCGATGTCCGGTCGAACACAGAGGCGATTCCTGCAGACGTGGTCGAGCTGCTTCTTCCCCGGCACGAAGCCGTGCTCATTGGTCCACATGACGATGTGAACGGCGACGGTCTGGCCGTCGAGCGACATGCGCGGATAGTTCTTGCCGCGGCCGCTGTCGCCGGAGGTCGGCCCAGTCCAGACGTAGCAGCCGGTTAGCTCGTCGATGACGACGCGAGACATGACCTTTTCGCGGATGCGCTGGCGGCTGCTCATATTACAGCCGCCCTCGTAGTTTTCATTTGGCGATTATTCATGGGGAAGCCTCATGTAGGCAATCTGAGTGCATGTGATTACTGCCCTTGAGACCGCGTCGACGCCCCAATCTCTTTCAAGGAGTTTGAGTTGCCGTTGGATATCCTTGGCGGTGACGTCGCTGCACTTGAAAAGTGCATCTACAACGTTCACAAGCTCCTTATCGGTCATTTGAAAGCTCCTAAATGTTTCATGTTCCACAACACTGCGGACGCTGCGGTCACCTCGTCGATTTCAGATTCAGGAACGTCTGGCAGGTCGCCATGAGGCCGATAGTGTCTGAGCCCGTGCCGGCGTCGAGGGTTGCGCGAGCGATCGCTTCCGACAATCTCGGTCCTGATGTGAAGGGAGCGGCGGTCGCCTTCTGTCCGAGGTGCTATTTGCCAAGTCTGATCGACTTCACCACGAAGGAGCGCTACCTCGACGGCATTATTGGAAATCTTGCGAGCGAAGAGGGATTGATGGGTGGTCCGGACCTTGTGAAGGTTACGGCCGTCTACCCGCCCGAAGCCAAGCCAGATGAAGATCAGGACTGGCCTTCTGACATCGCTCCGATCTTTCGCGACGCCCAGAAAATGCTTTCTCAGCAGATGACACCGTCCCTGATCATATCGGCATGCCGATCGGTCCTGGATATGGCCACAGCCCAATTGCTGCAGGGAACGCCAGAAAAGGTTCTCATGCGCCGCATCGAGCGACTTCATGCCGATGGGGTTATCACGAAGCCGATTGCGGATTGGGCTCACCAGATTCGCATCGACGGTAATGAATCCGTCCATGAAGGAAGGGGTGAGGTCGAGGATGCGCGCGTTTACGTGCAATTCCTGAAGATCTTTCTGAATGTCGCCTTCAGCCTTCCGATGGCCATCGACCGAAAGAAGAACCCCTAGTCTAGCGCGCATATGACGATCCTCCGTCGTCACTCCACGCCGCGATGGCGACGGGTGCGATCTGTGCGGCGAGCGTCCGCATCGCCTCGGCGTAGAGGCGGATCTCGTATTGCGCGTGAGGATCCATGCGCAGGTCGAGAAAGCCGAGAAGGTTGCGCAGGTCGACCTTGGCGAACATGTGGCTGTAGGTCGAGACGGGCAGGAGCGCGCGCGCGAGCTCTCGCGGCCAACCTTTGTCGAGCAGAGTGCGATAATGCTTGAAGGCACGTTCGCAGCTCGCGCGGTAGAGCTCTACCTCGTGGAAGCGATTACCGATATCGTCTTCGGTACGAAGTGCCTCGCGGCCCTGCTTGTTCGACGTCGACTGCTTTCCGATCTCGAGGAAGTCGGGCACGTAAAATTCTTCCGGCAGCTCGCGGTAGCGAGCCGAGAGTTCGTTGAAGGCCCAGGTCCGGTGGCGATGCCATTGGCGGAAGACGAAGATCGGCGCCTTGACTTCGAACTGGAACTCGACCGCCTCGAACGGCGAGGTGTGCCGGTCACGCCATAGGCGGCGGATCAGGCGGGTATCGGATCCTTCGTTCTCTCCGGCGCGCCACGCCGCGTCATAGGAGACGCGGGCCGCGCGCACGATCGAGAGATCGCCGCCCATATGGTCGACGAGGCGGACGAATCCGTGATCGAGGACGTCGATCTTGTTCATGATGGGTTCCTTTTCAGATAATCAGCCAGTCGAGCGGCATACCAAGCCGATTTTTCGTAGTCCTCGGCGCCGTTCTTCTTTGATGCGCGCGCCTGGTATTTGATGATGTTGAACTTCATGGCGCCGAAGAATTCGTCGCGGCTGAGCCACGCCTCGAGGACCTTGATGACCTCGTAGGGGTTTTCTGCGCCCCCATAGTGGGATGGATGGTCGACTGCGGCGCTCATCTTGCGAGACCCCTTTTGATGCCGAGGAAATTGAGCAGGTTTTGGCTGTCGGCCCAGCCGGCGTGACCGATCCACGCCGCAAGGAATTTCTCCAATCGGGCATGGTCTCCGGCCGCGCGATAGGCTCGGATCTTGCGCTTGGCGCGTATCACGCTGTCACGGCGCAGCAGCTTATGGTTCGGCCAGATGCGGTAGCCGACGAAATTGACGCCGCGACTGACCGGCTGGATGCTCCATTTGGAAAAGCGCAGGCCAAGCTGTTCGCGCGAGAGCATCTCGATCGAGGCGCGGACGCGACGGAGGTGCTCGGCCGATTGGCCGAGCACGACGATGTCATCCATGTAGCGATACCAGTAGTGCTCGCCGAGCGTCTGTTGCAGGTGGCGATCGACGACGCCAGCATAGATGTTGGCGAAGATCTGCGAGGCAAGGTTGCCGATCGGCAGGCCGATGCCTGATCGTGGCACGATCGTCTCGATCAATCGCTGCGTCGCTCGGCAGGAGATCTTTGCCTCGATTAGGCGCCAGAGTACACCATGTTCGATGCAGGCAAAGTAACGCGAGAAATCCGTCTTCAGCGCATAGAGCGGCCCACGGTCACGCGAAAGGCGGCGGAGGTCGGCTTGGAGGGTGATCGCCGCTTGGTGCGTGCCCTTGCCGGGGCGGCAGGCATAGGAGCGGGGCAGCAGTGTCGCCTCGAAGATAGGGCCGATGATGGCGCAAAGCGCCTGTTGCGCCACGCGATCCTCGAATGGAAGCGCGGAGATCAGTCGTTCCTTTGGGTCGAAGATCCGGAACTCCTGCGGCGTACCTGGGCGATAGGCGCCATCGCGCATGGCCTGCGCGAGGTCGGCGAGGTTGAGCGCAGAGAATTCCTTGAATTCCAGATAGCCAGGCGTCAGCCGTTTGCCGCGCGACGTGAGGCGCAATGCCTCACGCATGTTCGCATCGTCGGTGATGCGACCGATGAGGTTGCGATATTTCTTGGACATGATCCGCGGATGAAAATGAATTTGATGAAAATGCCGGTCGCGGGTTTCGACGGCTCTGCCGCTACTCCCCGCTGTACCGGACCTTGAAGTGTATTCGCCTAGGCCGGACGGCTGGGCCGACCACCCCCGTGTTTTGCCAGAGGCAAAATCACGATGTTGCCAGCCAGAGGCCGCAACGGTGGAAGATGACCGGCGTGACCGTGACCAGCGCCGCGTCGGAAAAGGGTCGTCGCAGGCGCCGCGCGCCCCGATGTTCTCGTTCGAGTTCTCGGGCCAGTAGTCCAAGTTCGCGTAGCGGGAGCCGGCGTTGTCGCCGTTGATCCACGAGCCGCCGAAGATGGAAGGACGCATCGACATCATTGCCCCGACCGCCCGCTTTGCTTCGCCGTCTTGACCCATTGACCCAGCATCGCACCCGTCTCAGCGAGCGGCCGAAAAACCGTGGCGAGCTGATGAGGGGTGATGATCCTGATGTCTGGGCGAGCGGCGAAGCGAAGAGAAAAACGCAGCGTCGCGAGATGCGCATCGGCCTCATAGAGGCGCGACGGCTGTTTCGATTTCGCTGCCTGGTAGAGCAGGCGTACTTGTTCCAGCAACAACCCAATGAGATGGTCGCGCAGCGTGCCGTGTTTGCGCGGTCCAGCCTGGATTTTCGGGTAGATGTAGTTCAAGGCAACCTCGTATTTTTCGATGATGGCCAGATCGCGCGCGTCGATGTTTTCGTCACGGGTCATCTGGAAATTTCCGATTTCGGGAGGGTCAGGCCTGCGCTTCCGCGCAGGCTAAGCAGGGCTCAGGTGGCCGCAGGCGCCGCGCGCCCCGATGTATCCGTGCGAGTACCCGGGCCAGTAGTCCAAGCTCGCGGAGCGGGAGCCGGCGTAGTCGCCGTTGACCCACGAGCCGCCGAAGATGGAAGGACGCGGGATATCCGGGTGTCCATCCGTGCCCCACTGCCACACGGTTCCCGTGGCATCGAACAGCCCGTGCTTGCTGATGAAGCGGTGTCCTTCATCGCTCAGCGTGCCGGTGATTTTGGGATCGCGATCGCGCGAGCATCGCTCTTCCACGCCATAGGCGGCGGCGAAGAATTCTTCGGCAAACAGAAGGCGCTTGCCATGGGCCGCGTAGATTTCGACCGCCGTAGCGTAGTCAAGCTTCTTTGTCTTTTCGGATCCGTCAGGATGATCCGGCAAATCCCGACCGTCGGCGATAACGGCGCCACAGCGGCTGGTGCCGTGCGCCAGATGGTCGGTGCCGAGCAGATAGATATCAACCCAGAAGCGGAGGCCATGCATTTCGACGAAGGTCATGCCGCGCGGGTCTTTGCAGGCCGGGCGGAAGTCGAGATCCCATAGCGAGAATGGGTTAATCGCCGGAACAGCGTCGCCGCCTGCTTTGCCAAGGGCATTGCCGCCCGGTGCGAAATGGAAGCCGGCGAAGGCGCCGCTGGCGACAACACCTGGATGTGCCGGCGCCGCGAAGGGCGCGCCCGACACATCGACATCGATGGCGTAATCGCAGCCAGGCTTCAGCTCGTCGGTTTCGATCGCTGTATCACTGTCGAAGGCGACCTTGCGGCCGTCGATCTCGATCACGGTTCCGCCTCGGATGGCAATGTCGGCGCGGCCTGCGGTGACGAGAATGGATTTCGAGGCCTCATGGCGGGCGATCCGGATCGGACGCGAAAGGGTTTCTGCAACTGCAGTCATGGGTCTATTCCTTGATTGTGGGGAGGGGCAGGACTGCGCTTTCGCGCAGTCTAAACAGGACGCAGGTGGTCGCAGGCGCCGCGCGCCCCGATGGTCTCGTCCGAGTGCCCGGGCCAGGAGTCCAAGTCCGCGTAGCGGGAGCCGGCGCCGGCGCCGTCGAGCCACGAGCCGCCGAAGATGGAAGGACGCGAGAAATCCGGATCGCCATCGGTGCCCCAGATGTGCATGTTGCCGGTGGCCTGCATCAGGCCGAAACGGCTGGTGCGCGGGGCGTCCAGGCAGGTCTGTTCCGGTTCGCGGGGCGCGGCGGACTTCTCGGTCACGCCATAGGCGGCGATGCGGAACTCGTCGTATGTCGGCAAGCGTTTGCCGTGCTCGGCCATGATTGCCTTTGCCGTTTCGTAATCGAGCTTATCGAGCGACCAGCCATCGGCGATCGTTGCGCCGCGATGGCTCGTGCCTGATGTCTTGTGGTTGGTGCCGAGCAGGTAGATGTCGAACCAGCAACGGATGCCATCGGCCTCGACGAGCGTCATACCGCGCGGATCGGGGCAGGATGGGCGGAAGTCGAGATCCCAGAGGGAGAAGGGATTGATGGCGGGCTCACTGTCGCCGCCGGAGCGAGCTTGCGCATGACCACCGGGCGCGAAGTGGAAACCCGCGAAGAAGCTTGCGTTCAGCGGGTTGGCGCCGACAGGCGTTGCGATCGGCTCGCCTTTGGCGTCGAGCGTGATGGCGTAGTCGCGGCCCGCCGCCAGATCGGCGATCGGGACCGTGACAGGATTGGGGAACGCGTGCTCCGTCTCGTCGATGCGAATGACCGTGCCGGCGCGGATGGCCAGCTCAGTCTTGCCGTGGGCTGAGAGAATGGGGAGCGAAACATCCGGGCGCGTGATGAGGGTTGGCGCTCCAGCGCTTCTCGGCGCGGCCGTGACCAGTCGCGTGACCAATCCAACCTTCTCGCTCGTTGTATTGAACTTTGCCGGCACCGCTTCGCCGAACAGGTCAATGCCTTCATCCATAGCGATAAGGTCAGCGCAGATGACGACGTCGGCCAGTTCTTCTGCCAGTTGCTGGCGTGACGCCCGTGATCCAGGCAGGCCGATGCGCTCGCGGTCAATCTTCTTGATGACGTTGCAGGCTTCGCCGACTTCTCCGGCGAGCTCATTGCCGCGATAAGCGAGTGTGATCTTGTTGTCCTTATCCCATTCCTTCTGGCGCGCGACATTAGCCGAACGCAGATCATTGAAGCTGCTCATAGTGTAATCCCCTGGATTTTCATGGGTACGAGGAGGGTGAAATCGTCGGGCTTGCCGACGGGGCGGAGAATGCTGTTGTCGGTCGCCCGATTGAGCAGAAGTTCGACCTGGTCACCGGCATGATGGGCCAGCGCCTCACTGAGATATTTGCCGTTGAAGGCGATGGTGATTTCGAGATCGGCCTCGGCCGGGATCTCGTCCTCGCCTTCGCCGGAGCGGAAATCCTTGGCGGCGAGCGTGACGGTGCCGGCCTCGAAGGCGAAGGTCATGCCCTTCGATGCATCCGGCGTGGCGATGAGGACGCGCTCGACCGCGCTCGCCATCGCCGCGCGCGAGAACTGGGCCGAATGGCTGTTCTGCCGCGCTGGCCGGGTGAGCGCGCCCCAGTCAATGAACTGGGCGTCGATCAGCTTCGAGATCAGGGTGATGGTGCCCGCGGTGACCACCATGCGCTCCTCGGCAAAGCCAAGCGTGATATCGTCGAAATCGCCGGCGAGCTTGAGGATCCGACCGACGGTGTCTGACGGCACCAATGTGGGCGGGATGGATGCGAATGGATCCTCGGGGTCGAAGGCCATGGCAGGGATCAGGCGCCGCTCGATGCGATATCGATCGGTGGAGACGAGGTTGAGGCCATCCTCGGCGCCCTGCATGAAGACGCCGCAGATATAGAGGACGGTCTGGTCCTTCGATGTGGCGTATTCCACGGCCGAAAGCGCTTCGGCGAGGATGCCGGAATCAAGCCTGACCTTGTGAGTGAGATTGCCCGCGTCGAGCTTGGGATAGTCCGACGCGGGCAGGACCGGCACCTTCAGGCGGGAACGGCCGGATTTGAGATTGATATGCTCGAGGCGGCCGTCTTCGATGATCGGTTCGACCGTGATGGCGGTGTCGGGGGCTCGCTTGACGAACTCCACCATCGGCTGGATGGGGCAGGTGAAGGGCGTGAAGCCCGATGCTGCGGTTGCTTCGAAGGTGCAGGTCAGCTCGATATCCATGCTGCTGCCGCGCGCGACGAAGGTTTCGTTCTCACGGGTTATGAGAACATTCTGCAGAATGGGCGTCGTGTGCTTCGGCCGGATGGCCGGCTGCACGGCCGCGAGCGCCGCGGCGAGGGCGGCCTTGTCAGCTTTGAGCATGGAGAGCTTCCTTTGCACGGCCGCTATTGATTCGCCGGACGAGGCGCAACTCGTCCTGCGGCGGACGAAGACCTTCGCCCTTGTAGCGGTCAAAGAGGAGAGTTAGGGCCTCCTCGCAATCGCCTTCGGCGATGGTGCGATAGAGATTTTCGACCCAGACATGGAAGGGTTCATTGCCAGGATGCATGGTCATTTTCCTAGAACGGGATGTCGTCGTCCATGTCCCGGCTGAAGCTGGGCGGAGACGATGATGTTGATCGGCGGGAATTCGACTGCCCCCCCGTCGAGCGGCCGGCAGCGCGGTCGCTGTCGTAGCCGTAATCGTCGGGCTCGCCAGCGGGCGGTCGATTGGAAGGCTGCTTGTCGAGCAGGTCGAGGGCGCAGTTGAAACCCTGCAGCACGACTTCGGTCGTGTAGCGGTCTTGGCCGGACTGATCCTGCCATTTGCGGGTGGTCAGATGGCCCTCGATAGCGACGAATGATCCCTTGTGGACGCGCTCTTCGCAGAGCTTCGCCAGCCCCTCGGCGAAGATGACGACCGTGTGCCATTCGGTCTTTTCCTTCCACTCGCCGGATGCGCGATCCTTCCAGCTTTCGGAGGTCGCGATCCTGAGATTGGCGATCGGGCGCCCGTCCTGGGTGCGGCGGATCTCCGGCTCAGCGCCGACATTGCCGCGCAGCATCACTCGGTTCATGTAGCGGGACATCAGGCGACCTCTGCGTTGGCGATGGGCGGAGAAGACTGCGGCGGCTCGGCCGGCATGCAGGCGGCGATGCCGAGAAGCGCGGTGGCGAGAATATGGATGTGCTGCGATCCGGTCAGCGCGATCGGATCCGAGGCGCAGACGGCGATAGCGAGCTCGATCGCCTTGTCTGGATCGACCGGGCCAACGATCAGGCGGCCGCCTGGCGCGGTGAGGACGAAGCAGCCCTCGTTGTAGACCGCGACGGCCGGTGAGCCGTCCTTAGCCGTGCCTGTCCTGACCTCGCCACCTTCGATCACCGAGTAGATGGCGCGTCCCTTGGGCAAGGTGACGAGCGGCTCGGGTGCGATGCGGATTTCGTCGCGCTTCATGCGAGCCTCGCCTGGGCTGCGATCGCCGAACGATGCGCGATGCGCTCTGGCGTGATCATGTCGCTCAGCATGACGACAAATTTTTCCTCTGCGACGCCGGGCAACCACGGCTTGATTGCCCCCGTCGTCTTGGGAATGGTTAATTTGGGAAACTGGCGCTCGGCGCGCTTGCCAAACAGGGCGACGGCTTCGGCCGCGCACATGCGATCGTCCATCGCCTTCACCAGTTTCCGCTGTTTCGGCGACCACTCGGCCGGCAGCGGCAGGCCGGCGGCGAGATAGATCACATCGTCCCAGCGCGCCTTGGCGAGGTTGATGGCCTCTTTAACCGCCAGCGTCGGCAGCATGCCGCAGAGCAGCTGTTCCATCGGTCTGGTTATGTCGCCCAACGCCCATTCATGTGCGTCATGCAGCAGGAAGAGTGCTGCAGTCTGTTTGTCAGCACCTTCATTGATCAGTGCTTGAGCGCCCATCACAGAGTGCTGCGCGACCGAATAGGCAAGGCCGCCAGGAATGCCATTGAAGCGGGCGATGCGTGAGAGCGTGCCAGAGATCTCGATAAAGCAGACCGAGGCCGGATCAGGCTGGGCCAGATCCTTGATGGTACCGTCGCGATTGAAGGACGGAATCATTCGATCGACCAGGCGTGGGAGATTGGCTGCCTTCACTCGACACTCCATTCGGCGCGGCGCTGGCGCGCAAAGCCTTCGAAATTGGGGAATTTTTCGTCGATGGCGGCATGGTTGCCCGCCACAAAACAGGCCGCGAATTCATGCGGCATGTCGCAGCCTTCCTCGGCGACGAAATCCATCGCCACCCGCCAAGGGATGGTGCCGGCCTCTATGATGGCGCGGCTGCGGATGAACTGCCATGCGACAACGAGCAGGAGGATGAAGACGAGAGCGGTGAGGAGGGTGGTCAGCATGGATAAACCCTCTCGCTGAGCGATTTGCCAATCGCCTGAGCGACCTCCGATGCGCGCTCGGCATCCGACACATTGACCGAGATATGGCTGGTTAGCGCCATGCGCTCGTGTCTTCCGACCTTACGGGCGACTTCCTGCAGTGCGGTCAGGATCTGCTGCTGGTCGCGCTTCAGCTTCGCGATTTCGGTTGCCAGTTCATCGACGCGGCTTTCCACTTTGAGGCGAAAGGTCTTGGGCATCGCCTTTGGCGTTGCTGCGCGGTCAAGGGCTGCGGCGCAAGTCAGCAGACTTTCGGCGATCTTGCGGGCGGCATCGGCCGTCATAAGGACCTCTGGCGACACAGAAAAACCGCGCTCCACGACGTAGCAGCTGACGCTGTCACCGCTGGTCTGAACAAGAAGTCGCGCCATCAGCAGCCCTCCATGCGAAGCTGGCCGGCTGCGATCTGGCGGGCATAGCGGGCGCGCTGGCGGGTCGAGGAGTGGGGGTAAGTCCTGCCGCTACGCAGGCGGAAGCTGGGCTTGCCCCAGCTCGCCTGCTTCTCGGCGATCAGCATGTCGGTGTAAGTGCCACCCACGCCGCCGGCCAGAAGGATGAAGGGCGAGATGATGGAAGACAGGAGACCGTAGGGGAAGCGGCGCATCAGTAAGCCCCCATGATCGAGCCGACGGCCGAGGCGAGCGCGGCCGAGACGATGACGACGAGCATGAGCGTGATACCAGGGGTCGGCGATGGCTCGGGTCGGGTGATGAGGTCGGAAAGCTGGAAGCGCATGAAATTCCCCGATGTATTGAATATCCGCCAGCCGCGCGCGGCGGCGGATGCTCAATCCATCGTGCTTAGTGGATGCTCTCAGCCATCTTGCGCGCCGTGTCGGCGGCGTAGGTGCCGAGCTTTTCGACGGTCTTGGCGCCGAAGAGGGGGATCAGTTCTTCCTTGGTGGTGTGTCCGTCCAGCATGGCCTTGGCCATTTCGGTCAGGGTCGAGCGGTCGGTGGTGGAGAGGGTCTGCATGGCTTTTCCTTTCTGGTGTGCCGCGGTCGGGTAACGAGCCCGCCCCGGCTGGCGGTGAATTCTCTCGGTGTCTTCAGCTACTTTTTCATGGCTGCCTCCCTTTTGGGTTGCGTCGCTACTCCCTTAGCGCCAGACTGAACCCGGTGATACGGAGGGGAAAAATGAAGAGGGTGATCGGTGTGATCGGCGCGATGCTGATGGCAGGCTCTGCGGGCGCCAGCGAAAGGCAAGATGCGCTTGAGAGGATCGGCGAAGCGGTGGCCTTCAGCCTGGCTTGCCCGCAGGCGAAGCTGAATGGGGACAACATGGACCTTGTCGCGATCGAATACGGTATCGACCTGACAACCGGTTCCAGCGACAGCATTTCGATCAACGCAGTCTCGTCGCAGCGGATGGACATCTATCGCAAGTATGCGGAGTCCGCGGTTTGCCTGGTTGCCATCGATCTCTTCGGTCCCAGCGGACGCCGGATACCGAATTTGCTGATCGATGAGCGCTGAGACAATTCCAGACATTCCGGCTCCAGCCGGTGGGATGTCCCGGCCGAACGGCCGGGAAGCCCCAACCGTCCGGCCGGGGTTTGATCTCGCTGGGAGGAGGAGCGCGAGACCCGTGCACCGGTCAACGGAAATGCTTATAATCCATAATTATAAAAAATGACAAGCGAAAATTATAAGAAGAGCTTGGAAAAAGCGACTCGACTCTCGTCTCAAAAGAATCAATTATGAGAACGTACGTAGAACAACGGAGTTCATGATGGGCTTGGCGGATCCCGTGTTGAATGATGCTAACGTCATCTCGATTGAGTGCGGCGATTGCGGACGCAGCAGATGGAGGAAGCCGGCTCAGCTTCTTTCGAGAAAAATTTCGCTGTCAACGCCGCTGAGCGAAGTCGTCTCCAAATTCTACTGCCTTCCCTGTAGAGAAGAGGGTTCAGACGGCAAGAATGTCACGGTGGACGTTATGTTTTGTGTCGATTTCGACCGGGTGACTGCTGAGCAGGCAGTACTTAGAACCCAAGTAGTTCTTTCGTCGGGATTACACGCCAAAGCGTCTTAACGCCGTAGCGATCAAAAATCAGTTCCCGTTCTGGGTTGAACTGTTTGACAACAATATCCTTCGACGTACGGCGTAGCAGTCGCTTGACGAATGCTTTCCCGGCCTCGCCCTCGTTTTCAGGGAACATTTCAATTACCACATCATCCCCGGGAACAGGTTCGCGTCCCCCGCAGACAATTACCTCGCCAGCGGAGAATCGGGGTTCCATGCTGTCGCTCAATAGATTGAGCGCGAAGACGTTACGAACGTTGGCAATGCCAGGTGGCCTCCGAATGTAGCTTGCCACCTCGCCGTTAAAGGAAAAATCTCCTTCGTCCCCGCCGTAGGCAACGCCGCGCACCTCGAGATCCATCGGGCCTAGCGCATTCGCTGGGGTGAGATCTGTCACGATTTCTGCGTCACCGAGATCGTCATCTCCCAAATAGATAAGTTCACCGCGGGTCAAGGCGGTCGGATCAACGCGAAGCTTTTCGGCGGTCCTTACCAAATTCTCAGTCGAGGGAAGGTTTGTGCCGATTTCCCACTGTCCCACGGCGGCGGTTTTAACGCCCACGTGTTCGGCAATATTGCGCTGAACGAGGCCGCGCCTTTTTCGCGCGGTCCGGATAGCTATGCCGATCTGCTGTGCCAGCGTGCCTTTAGTCATGCTTATAATTGGGCTTGGCCCAACCTTCCGGTCTACATAATTATCGCTTGCACGAATTTGTAATTTATGCTTATAAGCGGCCATGACTGATCAACTTGCCATGTCTGAACTGTACGAGAAGGCTGGTAGCGCGTCCGAATTGGCGCGCCGGCTCGGGATATCGCCATCTGCTGTTCTGCAGTGGGATAAAGTGCCGGCCAACCGTGTCTTAGCGGTTGAGAAGATCACTGGGATCTTACGACATCTTCAGCGCCCTGACATCTTTGGCGATGCGCCCGTTGTGCCGGAGGCCGCCGAATGAAGCGCCCCGCTAAGACTGCAGTTTTGGCTTTAAGCGACGAGCGAGTTGCACCTCAGCGTCTTCGATCCATTTCTGGACAGATGAAGGAGCAAGACGAAGCGTCAGAGAGGTCGCTCCTGGAGATTTCGCTTGCAGGACGAATTTTTCCTGCAGTTGAAGTTTCTCTATCTTTTTCTCGATCTCAAGTGGTTGCAGTTCCCCAGGGGCAAGAACATGCCCGGCTGTTGCGTGAAAATCTTTCGATTCTCGTAGGAGGAGCGCATCAACCATGATGTGGACAATCTCCCGATCGAGCCCTTTCGGTATCATGATCGACAGCTGGTCGCCATCAGCAGTCCTGACGCCAACGTACATGTCCTCACCGCGCACATGGAGTTGCAACAAGTCTGTGACTTCGATCGATTTTGTGGTCATGCGGCCCCCCTCTGACTTTGCCGTGAAATGCAAGCATATTGCGAGCCTTCTGTCGATGGTGCTGCGCTTGCGTGCGCCTCACCCTGTTCCCTCCCGGCAGCGTGTCGCCAGGCTGCCGGAAACTCTCCCCGGATCGTCCGTCCCAACTTGCGATCCGGGGTCTTTTCCTTCGATGGCATGCGGTCCTCCATAAGCGTCTGACTGGGCGGACCATCACATCTTCAATTCAATCCCACCACGGGATTTTCTGCCACGCAATCCCGTGGCGGGACGGGGGTTTTTATGTCTCAGGACGAAGCCTGGTTTCACCGCATCAAGAGCGCGCAGCGCGACCTGATCCGCCTGTGCGGCGGGCTCGATCGATGCGTCGAGGTTACCTCGATCTCGCGCAGCCATCTCGGCCGCATGCAGAATGCCGCCGATGCCGAGATCATGCCGATCGCGGCGGTGATCGCGCTCGAGGCCGATTGCGGCCAGGCGCTGATCACGTCGGTCATGGCCAGCATCAATGGCCGACGGCTGACCGATCCGGAACAGGAAGAGGCGGTGAGCGCCTGCGTGCTGTCGAGCTATGCTGACTATCGCCGCGAGGATGCCGAGCTCGGCGTCGAGGTCGCGCTCGGCATGGCCGACGGCGCCTTGACCCCGGCCGAGATAACCCGCGCCGACCGCAAGGCCGCGAAGGTGCAGGAGAAGCTTGCCGATTTCCGCTCGGCGCTCGCCTCCGGCAAGGCGATCGGCGGCACGAAGACGCGTCTGCGCGTGGTCGGGGAGGGTGAATGATGCGCCTCCTGTCCTTTGCCGGCATCCTCCTCGCCTGCCTAGGCATCGCCTTCGGCCTTTGCGTGATGGTGGCGCTGCTGTCGTTGTTCTCGGTCAGCTTCGCGCACACCGCGCCTTCCGGGTGGTCCTATGACAGCAGCTGCTGCTCGACGACGGATTGCCGGCAGGTGCCGGCGAGCTGGGTGCGCGAGACGGGCGAGGGCTATCTGCTCGTCAAGACGCGCGAGATGCTGCGTCATGGCGACAAGCGCATCAAGGTCAGCCCGGATGGGCTGTGGCACTGGTGCACGACGGCCGGCAGGGACGATGCCGGCACCATTTGCCTCTATGTGCCGCCGCGGGGGATGTGATGAAGCGATCCTCCGATTTCGAACAGCGCGAAACCGAGCTCGACAGGTCCATCGACGCGATTGCCCAGCAGCATGTCGAGGACGGTTCGGACTGGCGCAGGCATTTCCACGCCAATCACGGCCGGTTCTGGGCCGGTATCCCGCGCCTCGGTGATGATCGCCGCTGGCAGAATGCGAGGGCGGCATGAGCGGCTTCTGGACCATGGACGCAAAGCGGCAGGCCGCAGAGATCTGGAACAATGGCGGGTCGGCGAGCGACATTGCCAAGGTTTTCGGCGTCAGCCGCAACTCCGCAATCGGCATCGTTCATCGCAATCGCGGTCTGTTCAAGACCAAGCCTCGACAGGTGAAGCAGGCGCGGTTGCCGAAGCCGGAGAAGATGTTCCGGCCAAAGCTGGTCAAAGCTGCGCCCCGCGCGGCAGCTCTGCGTGTCGTCGCCACGGTGACTGCGGAACTGCACGAGATGTTCGAGGCGGCTGAGCCGGTCGTCGAGGCCGTCGAAACCAGTTTCTCGCCGATCAGGCCCATCCCCTTCCTCAAGGTGACCGATGCGACGTGCCGATGGCCGCTCTGGACGCTGCCGGACAATCCGGGCGGCGAGGGGCTGTGCTGCGGCGATCCGACGGACGGCAATAGCAGCTGGTGTTCCTATCATCGAAAGCGGGCGAGGGCGCAATGAGACTATCCTTTTCGATAGATAATGACGTGATTGCCGGACGCCTGGTCAGCGAGGCGATGCGGCTGCGCTGCGACCCGAGGCAGCTGGGTGCGGCGCTGCTCAGCGTCGTGCTTGACGGCAGGCTGGTCGATAGCGTGCTCGATGGCAGCGATCCCAAGCGATACGCCCGGCAGAAGCGGCTGCCGATCGAGGACCGGATCGACGCGATCATGCTCCATGTCGCCACCGTGATCCACAACAGTCCCGGCGGACAGGCTGCACTCAGCGTGCGTGACATTGCGCGCGCGACCGGCGTCACCTCTGGCGTCGCTGGGCGGGCGCTCAAGCTGCTGGTCGCTAATGGACGGCTGAATGCGGCGCGCGGCGGTCACAAGGAAAAGACCATCTATTCACTGCCGGCACGGGAGGCGGGACATTGAAATCCGACCTCGTCGACGTCAACGGCGTTCGCCATGCTGAAACCACCAAGGCGGTGATGTTCTCGGCTGACGGCGTGCCGGAGAATGGTGTCTGGCTACCCAAGGCGCATTGTGAATTCGAACCGTTCCGCGGCCGCGACGGCCGGCCTTACGTCAAGGCGACCATGCCGGAATGGCTGGCGGTTGAAAAGGGGCTTGTCTGATGGATTACGCCGAATTCCTTGCCGCCAAGCGCATCATGGATCCTGCGAGCGGTATACCCTACCGCGTCACGCTGCCGGATTTCTTCAAGCCGCACCAGGCCGATATTGTGCAATGGGGCTTGCGGCGCGGCCGTGCGGCGGTCTTTGCCGGAACCGGGCTTGGCAAGACGCTGATGGAACTGGTGTGGGCGCGCGAGGTGGCGAGCTTCACCCGCAAGCCGGTGCTGGTGCTTGCGCCGCTTGCCGTCAGCCAGCAGCATGGCGACGAGGCCGCCAAGTGGGGTGTTGCGGCCTCGGTTGTAACGGCGCAGTCCGGCGCCGATATCGACATCACCAATTACCAGAAGCTCGACCATTTCGACCTGTCCGGTTTCGGGGGTATTGCTCTCGACGAGAGCTCGATCCTCAAGAACTATGCTGGCCATTATCGCAACAGGCTGATCACCGAAGCGGCCAAGTTGCCGTTCCGGCTTGCGGCGACCGCCACGCCTGCGCCCAACGACTTCATGGAGCTCGGCAACCATGCCGAATTCCTCGGCGTGATGAGCTATACCGACATGCTCGCGACCTTCTTCGTGCATGACGGATCCTCGACCCGCAACTGGCGGCTCAAGGGGCATGCCGAGGAGGATTTCTGGCGCTGGATGGCGAGCTGGGCGGTGATGCTGCGCAAGCCATCGGATCTCGGCTATTCCGACGAAGGCTACGACCTGCCGGAGCTCAACTATCGTCACCATGTGGTGAGGGCGGACTATGCACCGAGCTTCGAGACAGGGACGCTGTTCCCGCTTGAGGCGCGAACGTTGTCCGAGCGGCTTGCGGCGCGGCGCGAGAGTGTCGGCGACCGGACGAAGCTGGCCGTCGAAATTACGGACCGGTCGCGGCCGCATGTCTGGTGGTGCAACCTCAATGACGAGGCCGATCTCGTCACCCGGAACCTGCCGGGCGCCGTCAATCTGTCAGGCGCCGACGACGACAGGGCCAAGGAACGCAAGCTGCGTGGTTTCGCGGACGGCAGCATTCTCCACATGGTGACAAAGCCCGCCATCGCCGGCTTCGGCATGAACTGGCAGCATTGCGCCTCGACCGGATTTGTCGGCCTCAATGACAGTTTCGAGCAGATCTACCAGGCGATCCGGCGCTTCTGGCGCTTTGGCCAGACCCTGCCGGTGACCGCGCATTTCATATCGGCCGAGCGCGAAGGTGCCGTCGTGGCGAACTACAAGCGCAAGGAAGCGGACAACGATCGGATGGCCGCCATGATGGTCAAGCACATGGCGGATCTCTCCAGCCGCGAGGTGCGCGGCATCACGCGCGACCGGGCCGACTATGCGCCCAAGGTCGAGATGGCAATCCCTGCATGGATGGAGGCGGCATGATGGTCGCGAGCGCGAAAAGATCGCCACGCAAGGCAAAGACGGAGAAACCGGAACCGCAATTGACGGTCGACCAGGTCATCACCGACCGGTACGCGCTCTATCACGGCGACTGCTGCGAGCTGATCAAGGCGCTGCCGACATCGTCGGTGCATTTCGGGATCCATTCGCCACCCTTCGAGGGCCTGTACAAGTTCTCCAACGCCGAGCGGGATATTTCCAATTCAGAAGGCGAGACCTTCTGGCGGCACTACGGCTTTCTGATTTCTGAGTTGTTGCGCGTCACGAAACCCGGGCGGCTGCATGCCGTACATTGCATGCAGCTGCCGACCTCGAAGAATCGCGACGGCGCGATCGGCATGCGGGATTTTCGCGGCGACGTGATCCGCGCCTATCTTGCGGCAGGCTGGATCATGCACAGCGAGGTCTGCATCTGGAAGGATCCCGTGGTTGCGCAGACGCGGACCAAGTCGATCCGGCTTCTGCACAAGCAGCTGGTCAAGGACGCCTCGCTTTCGGGTCAGGGACTTGCAGATTACATGGTGATGTTCCGCAAGCCTGGCGAGAACGACACTGCGATCGCGGGAATGTTCGATCGCTGGATCGGGCCGGGTGCGGGTGATGGCGGGCTTGACCTCACGGAGGACGGCTATGCCGCCTATTGCCGGTCGGTCGAGGCAGAGAAGAAAAAGCCCTGGCCTTTCGACATGTGGCGGTCGGTGTCGGTCTGGCAGCGCTATGCGTCGCCAGTCTGGATGGATATCCGCCAAACCCGAACACTGCAGTATCGCTCGGCGCGCGACCATAAGGACGAGCAGCACATTTCGCCGCTGCAGCTCGACGTGATCGAGCGGTGCATGGAGCTGTGGTCACTGCCTGGTGAGACCGTGCTCACGCCGTTCCTTGGGATTGGATCCGAGGTCTATGTAGCCGTCGAGATGGGGCGAAAGGGCATCGGGTTTGAGCTGAAGCCCAATTACTTCCGGCAGGCGGTACGCAACATCGAGCAACTCGACCTGCCGCCGGAGGCGCGGCTGTTCGAAGATCCCGAGATCGAGGTAGAGCCGGAGATGGCCGATGTCTGAGATCACCCTCTACATCGCTACGAATGATCCAGCTCGCGCACTGATGGGCGTTTTGGCTTGTTCCGAGGCGGACCGGCCGAGCTGGTGCGCCGTGATCAGCGATCCCGATCTGATAGACCGGCTGCCCGACGGCGTGCGTGCGGTCGGCATCTGGTATGGCGGCCGCTTCCGGTCGGAGGCTGAAAAGGCCTGGCGCGAACGCCGGTCGATGGGCGGCATCGTCGGCATGTCGGACGAGGATCTCGAATGGATCGAGCGCTTTATCGAGCGCCGCGACAAGCGCGAGCGCGAGCTTGCCTTTGCCCATATGGCCGACCGCATTGACCGACCGGCGCTGGACCCTGCGCTTGAAACCGCACCGGCCAGCATCGTGGCCAATATACAGGAAGATTTTCGATCCATGGCACTGTCGCAGAGGTGGACGTGATGGGCGAGAAAATCCTGCTGATCATCGCGCCGACGCTTTACGACTGCTGCAAGACGGCCGTGCATTGGGGATTCACGATCGGGCAGATCGACAATTTCCGCAACGTGACGAAGCCGATCGAGCTCCGCAGCGTTCATCCCGGAACGCCCTTCATCACCTTCGACCGCGAGAACTGGGGCAAGACCCGCCAGGGCTTTGATCTCGACCAGCTGGTCGCGACGCTGCAGCGGACGGGCAAGCTCCGGATCGCGCAGGATGACGATATCGCCGCGCATCGGTCCTATGAGGGCGTGCCGTTCCGGACGCAGACGGGCGAGGCCTTGCGGTCGGCCGTTGCAACGCTTGGCCGGCTGGGAGCGGGGCGGTGAGCACCGCTATTGACCTATTCATCGAAGAAGCACGCGGCGTCTCGGTCACCGAGGCGGCGAAGATTGCGGGCTACAACCTCAAAGGCAAGAACTTTGCTGGGCCGTGCCCGGCCTGTGGCGGCGACGACCGTTTCTCGATCAGCGCACGGCACCAAGCGTGGAATTGCCGCGGTTGCGGCAAGGGCGGGCGCGACGGGATCGGGCTGATTGCTTTGGTGAATGGATACGACCTGCATAGTCGCGCGGGGTTTCTGACTGCCTGCGCCGAGCTGACTGGCAAAGCGATCCCTGAGGGTGGCGAGGTGGAAACCGACGCTGACAAGAGGGACCGCGAGGCACGGCTGGCGGAGCGCAAGGCCGAGAATGCCAAGGCGGCAGCCAACCAGGCGCGGCAGGAAAATGAATGGCGAGACAAGGAGATGGCCAAGGCGCGCGGGATCTATCTCCATGCGCCTGAGGATCCATGCGCTGACGTGGTCGAGTATCTGAGGCTCCGGACCGGGTTTGAGATGCATCCGGCGGTGTTCCTCTCCATCCGCGGTATCGAGCGTTGCACCTATTGGCACGGCAAGGACGATCGCGGCTATGAACAGGCCTGGCACACCGGCCCGGCCATGGTGGCGCCCTTCATCACCCTCGAGCGCAAGATCACGGGATGCCACCAGACATGGATCGACCTCGGCAATAAGGGCCGCAAATATCGGCCCGATCTCGGCGTCGACGACAAGGGCAAGCCGCTTCCGCCAAAGAAGATGCGCGGCACGAAAAAGGGATCCCTGATCCCACTGTTCGGGCTGATGACGGCAGCGCGCTGGGTTGGGGGTGAGGGCATCGAGAACGGTCTCGCCATTGCCGGCAGCGAAGGGTTTCGCGAGGACAGTTTCTATTTCGCAGCCGGTGATCTCGGCAATCTCGCCGGGCCGCGCGACCCGGCCTCCGATTTCTTTCACCCTGAGCTCGTCAAGGAAGATGCGCGCGGTCGGATGCGGCGCGTGAAAGTCGAGGGGCCAGTCCCGCTCCCGGATCGGTCGGCCGATGACGCAATGCAGGTGCCCGAACACGTCACCGAGCTGATCCTGATCGGGGATGGAGACAGTGAGCCCGTGGCGACGGCCTCGAAGATGCTGCGAGCGCAGACGCGGTTCTCGCGGCCGGGGCGGGATGTTTTCGAATGGCCGGCGCCGCCCGGCTTTGATTTTGCGGGACTGATGGCGGTCCGGGGATAGGGGAATGGCAGACAAGAAGAAGACGCCCGAACTGCCTGAGGCGGTGCGGGCCAAGATTGCCGAGCGCGCGGCCGGCTTCATGCCCGTCGTCGAGCCGATCGCGGTCGAGGCGCCTGAGATCGAGGAACAGCGCCTCGAGCTCTCGCCGAAAGAGATTCTGGAGGAATGCGCTCGCGAACCGGAAACCGATATCGGCAATGCGAGGCGACTGCTGACCCGGTTCGGCGACAGCATCATGAGTGTCACGCGTGTTGGGTTCTTTGGCTATGACGGGCAGAAGTGGGTTGAAGACGAATCCGGAGCCGTTGTGCGCCGCCTCGCCCATATCACCGCCGAATTCATTGACGAGGAGGCAATCCTACTCGATTGCCCGCCAGAGGAGCAGGCCGACATCGAGGCCGGGCGCCTTGCGCTCGAAGAGATGCGCGCCATGGGCAAGCCGCCGGCCGTCTCCAGCCAGATCGACGACGAACGCATGGCCGAGCTCGACGAGTTGATCGAGGATGGCAAGGATGCCGAAGTCGAGAAGGTCAAGCTCGGGCCGGCCAAGGCGGACTGGGACGACGGGCTCTTCGACCTGCTTCGCGGTGTGAAGGAGAGGATCAAGCTCGGCAAGGAAGCCGAACGGCAGAAGAAGAAGATGGTCGACGCAACGTCAGCGTGGACCGATGCCGATTACGTGAAATATGCCGAACTCGAGGCCAGCGTCGAACGCATGGACGTCGCGCAGCGGGCGCGCGACGGCCGGATCTCGACCCGGCACACATTTGCCAAATCATCCGCCGGCACCAACCGCATCAACAATATGCTGGAGGAGGTGCGGCCCTATTGCTCGGTGAAGGTCGACGAGCTCAATCGCGAGACGCATGCGGTCAACACGCGATCGGGCACGCTCAGGTTCTTCACCGTGCAGCACGAAGGCAAGCGCGTCTGGCGCCTCAGGATGGATCCTCATCGCGCAATCGACAGGATCTCGAAAATGGCGGAAGTGGCTTTCGACCCGAAGGCGGTGTGCCCTCAATTCGAGCGTTTCTTGACCTTCATGCATCCGAATCCTGACATACGCTCATTCCTGCAGCGTTTTTTCGGCTATAGCCTGCTTGGGATCACGTCGGAGCAGATCCTGCTATTCTTCTATGGCGCGGGCAATAACGGCAAGTCGACACTGCTCAAGATCATTACCGATATTCTCGCCGATTATGCCGTCACCATGTCGATCGACAGCTTTGCCGGCGAGGGCAAGCGTGGAGGCGCCGAGGCGACGCCGGATCTCGCCCGCCTGCCATCCGCGCGTCTTGTGGTGGCTTCCGAACCGGAAGAGGGCGTGAAGCTCAAGGACGCACTGATTAAACTCCTGACCGGCGGCACCAAGATACCGGCGCGACGCCTGCATGAGGACTTCTTCGAGTTCCTGCCGGCCTTCAAGATGGTGATCGACGGCAACCACAAGCCGGTCATTCGCGACAATTCGGACGGCACGTGGCGGCGCGTCAAGCTGGTGCATTTCGCGATCCAGATCACCAAGGAGCAGATAGATCGCGGATTGCCCGCGAGGCTGATGACCGAGAGCGCAGGGATCTTCGCCTGGATGGTGCGTGGCGCTCTCGACTATCTCAACGAGGGCCTGAGGATCCCGCAGGCCGTGGAGCTCGCCACGGCGGCTTATCGCGAGGAAAGTGATCCCGTCGGTGCCTTCATCCGCAATGCCTGCCTGGTGACCGGGGAGGATAAGGATTGGGCCACGCCAGAGGAGCTGTTCAACGCCTACCTGGTCTATGCCAAGCGCGAGGGCCTGTTCCTCTTCAACGGCAACACCTTCTCTAAGCGTGTCGTCGAGCAGACGATGAAAGCATGGGAAGGGCCTGATGGGCATATGCATCAGTTCACGCGCAAGCGGAACAACGGCTCGCGCTACTGCGGCATCCTGATCCGCGATGAATATCGGCGGGGCCGGCAGGATGGTCCGCCCGATGACGACGACATGCCACCCGTGCCGAACTACGACGAGGAGTTCAATCCATGATCCTCATCCGCGATTACCCGGACCCTTTGTCGGACGGGACGGGCAGCATTTGCCATTTGCGGCCCGTCCTGCCCACTTCAAGGGGTCCGGGGAACGGACAGGACGGACAGGTGATGGCAGGCAGCACGGACAGGTCAGCGGGAACGGGAAGGCAAGAAAAGCGAATGAAATCAATGATAGCGGACAGGACGGACAGGACGGACAGGATATTGTCGCCTTACGCTACGCGCGTTGAAGAAGCGGTGAAGAAAAAATCTAGATCCGGCGGCTGAGAATTTTTTGAAACTTGGGGCGCAGCGCCATGGCGTAAGGCGCGACAACCTGTCCGTCCTGTCCGTCCTGTCCGTTGGCGTTGAATTTATTGAGAAATCAGGATGGCCGTCCTGTCCGTTGAGAATGGGGCTACGTGTCCGTCCTGTCCGTTATGACACTCAGGGGAAGCACTATGAGATTGATATCCATCGAAAACTTGCTGATTTGGGCATTCACTTCAGAACTTCCCAAGGTATGGGCGGGTGTGAGCGGTATTCCGGGGTTCAGCCCGAGCGATGTCATGGTTCAGATGATGGAACTGGGAACCTCGATCGACAAAAGCCCCAACGGGTTTGGAGTAGTCTCGGGCTACATCTATGAGGGCGAGCCTCATCCGGATGCTCTGATCGTCGGGCAAGTCGTCAAGCAGCTCGCTGACCGGGATGGCTTCGAAGTCGGGGATGGTTGGAGACCTTTCCCAGAGTGGGAGGATCCCCATGGACTGATCTCAGCTCAAGTTGCCCAGGTCGTAGCGGCCGAAATAGGACGTGGCGGCAGGATGAATGGAAAGCAGGTCGTCAATCTGGTGACATCGGCGGCAATCATGAAACGAGGTCCGGACTGGCGCGCTGAAGAGCCCAAGGCTATTGTCATGAAAGCGAACGGCCGGGACAGCAGTTGGTATATCAAGAAATCGAAGATCAACCGCCGCAGCGGCGTCCTGCAGGACTACGAAGAGGATGGCTTCGACCATAAGGCCAGGAGGCCGAAGCCAGGAGCATACCAAAAGTTCCGTCTCAATCGGGCGATCCGCGCCGACATTGTCGCGCGCCTTGAATGGCAAGTGTGGCAATCGGCGCTGGAGATCCTCGCCGAAGCGCTAAAAGGCCGACTCTCGGACCACGAAATCGCTCCCTTCCGACCAAACCGCGCGCCATGGCTTGCGTCTCAAAGAACAATTGAGACGCTAGACCGGGTCTAATTCTCGGCCTTTTGGGCATTTGACTGCGACTGATATTTGGCGCATCTTATGGACAGTGAAAAAGGTCAAACCAACCCGCTACCGGAAACGGCGGCGGGTTTCGCATTTCCGGGCGTCGTCATGAGCATGTTGAGGCTGCGCTGGCAGGACATTTCCGGCCTGAAGCGCGTCGAAAATGCCATGGGACGGCTGTCGAGCGACGAGAAATACACCGTCTTCCGACGCGCCATCAATCACACGGGCGATAAGGCCAAGACTGTCGTTATTCGCGAACTCGCGGCGCAGACAGGTCTGAAGCAAAAGGTCATCCGCAAGGCCGTCAAGGTCAAGCGCGCGAACTTCGATGCGCTCGAATATGTGATGACCACGCGCGGTGGCGACGTTTCGTTGAAGTTCTTCGGCGCACGCGAGACCCGCAAGGGTGTGACCGCCGCACCATTCGGCAATCGCCAGCTCTTCGCAGGCGCCTTCATGAAGGGCGGCCGCTTCCCCAACCGGGTGACGGCAAAGGGTTTGAACGGCCACGTCTATCGACGGGAAGGCAAGGGTCGCGGCCCGCTGGAGTTCGTGGACAGTGGCGTCATCATCCCGGCCGATATGGTCAAGGGCGCGACTGCCTCGGCCTTCTTCGACGTCGTCAACCGCGAGCTGCCCGCCCGCGTGATGCACGAGATCGGCTTCCTCGCCCCAGGCATCTTCGGATAGGGGCGAGAGGGGCGTCGGGGAGGGGGTACCCACCCCCCCCCGGGGGGGCAAGGGACCGTACCCCTCAATCGACCCACCACGGGCGGAGAAGCGCCCGGATTTCTTCCAGATTTAGACCCTCCAAAATTGGGTTGTCAGGGTTGTCAAGGTTGACAACTGAGGTTGTCAGGTTGTCGCGATGAACGATCCATCACTGATCATGTGGTCGGCGGTCGAGATCGCTGGCCGCGATGGTGTGTCGAAGCAGGCGGTGTCGAAACAGATCAAGGCTTTGCTCGATGCGAAGCCGGAAACGCCGGTGGAAGTCGACGGCCGCGGCCGCGTGATGAAGGTGAGCGTTGCGCACTACGACGAGTTTCGTCAGCGCTATGCGAACCCGCTGAAAGTGTCGGCGCCGCTAAGGCCGATCGAGGGTGATGCACCCAAGGCCCCAGAGACGTCGCCAGGCGACAGCCTCGAGGAGGCGCGGCGGCAGTCGGAATGGCTGAAGGTCGGCCGCGAGAAGATCAGGCACCAGGAAGAGCTGGGGCAGCTGGTGCGAAAGGACATGATCGCAGAGGCGGTGCGCGTCGCCGGTACCGAGATCAAGACGGTCATGGGGCGGTTGCAGAACCGGGCCGATGACATCGCGCTCGCGGTGTCGCGCGAGGGTGTCCATGGCGTCCGCGTCATGCTGCGAAAGATTGCTTTCGAACTCGGCAACGAGGTTTCCGACAAGCTCGGCGCGATTGCAGACGTTGCGCCAGCCACAGATGCGCTGATCGAGGATGGCGAGGAATGAACGCACATCCCGGCGCGCTGCGCCTGGTGTCCGGTGGTCTTGCCGAAGCGATCCGCCCGGTGCCGCCGCTGCCGTTCTCGTCATGGCTGGCGAAGAACATCATCCTCGTCGACGGGCCGCGTAAAGGCGAGCTGTGGTCGGCGGTCGATGCGCCATACCTAGTGGAGATTGCGGACTGCCTCGATCTCGAGCATCCCTGCAATCTGGTCACGGTACGCAAATCGCAGCAGACAGGGGTTTCAATCCTGGCGCTGGCATGGATGCTCTACATCGCCGAGACGGCGCCGGACAATGCACTCTATGGCGTGCCCGGCATCGACGCACTGCAGGACATCAATAGCGGCAAGATCCAGCCGCTGATCGACGAGTGGCAACGCCATTCGGGCAAGAGCGTGATCTACCCGGTCAAGGACCGGTCTGGCTCGGGTTCCACGACTTACGAGAAGCGGTTTGCCGGCGGCGCGATCTATCTCGCCAATGCCAACACCGTCATGGACCTGTCGGCCAAGACCTGCCGCTTCGGCGTTAAAGACGAAGTGTCGAAGTGGCAGCAGCTGCCGAATGGCGCCGATCCCGAAAACCTGTTCTTCGGCCGCTTCACCGCATTCCGTCGGCAGAAGACATATAAGATTTTCGAGTTGTCGACGCCCGAGCTCGACAGCGGTGACGCGCTCGGCGAGGGACCTGGTCATTGCCGAATCGACCGATCGTTTCGGCGGTCAGATCAGCGGTTCTGGCATATTCCTTGCGCCGAATGCGGCCGCGGGCTGGTTCAGAGCCACGAGTTGCTCGTCATCGATCGAAAGCAACCGTTCAAGACGCTGCTGCGCTGCCCGCATTGCACGCATCACATCTCGGAAATGGAGCGGGTGCACGGTGTGCGGCTCGGGCGCTATGTCCGAACATTCGACGAGATCGACCGGCACCCGGGCTTCAATGTCGACGCCTTCATGTCGCTGATGATGAGCTACGAGGCGATTGCCGAGGACTTCATCGCCTTCGAGGCCAAGGGAGAGGCCGGGGCCAAGGACTATCACAATCTCGTCCTGGCGCTGCCTTATGCGATGAAGGGCAATGCGCCGGATCATCAGAGACTGATGGAGCGGCGTGAGGCCTATCCATCGCACACGATCCCTGCCGGCGGGTTGATCTTTGTCGCCGGCGCCGACGTGCAGAGCTACGGCATCTATGTCGAGGGCGTCGCCTTTGCCGAGGACCGGCAAAGCTGGTGCGTCTTCGCCGAGTTCTTCGAGGGCGCGACGGACAATCCGCAGCAGGGGGCATGGAAGTCCTTCTCCGCCTTTGTCGATCAGGAATTTGTCGACGCGCATGGCGTCTTGCGCAAGCTCGATGCCGTCGCAGTGGATAGCGGCTATCGCACCAACCAGGTGCTGGAATGGTGCCGCCGCCACCCTAACGCCTATGCGACCAAGGGCATGCCCGGGCGTGGCCAACCGGCGATCAGCGTGCCGAGCCGGAAATCTGTCAAGAAGGGCGGCAAGCGGCGGCGCTATGGTTCGGCGATGGCCTGGCCAGTCGGTACATGGTCGCTCAAGGCGGAGCTTTACGGCAACCTGCACAAGACCGGTCTGGCAGCCGGCGAGGAGCGTGACCCGCCCGGCTACTGCCATTTCCATCAGGGGCTCGGCGAGGAATATTTCCACCAGCTCACGGCCGAGTATTTCGAGGCCAAGCTCGTCAAGGGCAGGCTGAAGGAAGAATGGAAGAAGCGGCGCGAGCATAACCATTATCTCGACTGCAGGATCTACGCCATGGCGATGGCCGAGCATCTTGGCCTATCGCGGATGACGAGGGCGGAATGGGATCGGTTGCGCGAGCAGCATGAACCATCGCCGGTCGCTGATCTTCTGTCGCCGGCGCCGATCGTCGTCGCTGCCGAGGTTGCCGCAAAAACCGCCGTCGCCGTGGCGGTCAAGGAAACGCCACGCGAGAACAGGTGGAAGAAGCGGAAATGACGAAGCCGAGGGTGAGGGTGCAGGCGGGGCGCGCCGTGGCGGGTGTTGAACCCGTGCGGCCGCAGGCGTCCTATCTGCGCGATACACGCTCGGCGGTGATCGCGTCGCGGCCGGCGTCGTTGATGGCGCATCGGGACGAAGTCCGGCGGGTGTGGCGGCGGGTCGGGGCGCTCGCCATGGATCTCATCCAGAATTCCGGGCGGCTGCGCGGCGTGGCGGACCAGATGATCGCCGACAGCTGCGGCGTCGAGCTCTTGATGAACTACCAGCCGAATCTGCAGCCGTTCGGCTATTCGCCCGAAGAGGCGAAGGCGTTCAAGAAGCTGGTGCGCGACCACTACCGTGTCTGGTGCTGGGACAAGCGCGAATGCCACGGCAAGGGCGACTGGACGATCCCGCAGCAGGCGGATCTGTCGATCCGCAACTGGCTCGCCTTTGGCGAGAGCGGCGGGGTAGTCGACTATATGAGCAGCGCCACGAGGGCGCGCTACGGGATCAAGACCGGAACGAAGTATTCGGTGTTCTCGCCGACCCGCATCGTGCAGGACACGAGCGAGATGGAGGGGATGTTCCAGGGCGTCATCCGCGACCGGAACGGCCGGATCACGGCCTATCGCTGCGAGATGCGCGAGCGGGGGATCACACGCAAGGTCGACCTGCCGGCCTATGACCGGCAAGGTCGCCAGCTATTCGTGCATGTCTTCGATCCAATGTCGGCCGAGGACGAGCGCGGGATCTCGCCGCTGGCGGCGACGTTCCGCAAGTATCTGATGGGCGAGAATGTCGACGACGCAACAGCCCAGATGAAGTTCCTGCAGACGATGTATGCGATCACGCTGACATCGGAAGCGCCGAGCGCCGACGCCTTCGAAGGCCTTGAGGCACTGAAGGAGAATGCGAAGCAGGACGGCGACAAGATCGCTCAAGACTTCGTCGATTATTTCTCGGCGCAGCTCGATAAGGCGGCCGAAGGTGAGATCAAGGTCGGCAACGATCCCGGGATTTCGCACCTGGCGCCGGGTGAGAAGCTCAATTTCGAGCAGCTCAGCGTGCCTGGATCCGATTATACGAGCTTCCGGGCGGCGATCGACCGCGAGACGGCGCGGGCGCTCGGCGTCTCCTATGGCGGCTATACGCTCGATTTAGAGAATGCGAGCTATGCCTCGACGAACATGGAGAACGCCGTCGTCTATCCGATGGCCGTTCGCCGGACGGAGCGGATCGTTGCGCCGAACTACCTGGTGCCGTTCGCTAGCTGGCTCGACGAGGCGATCGGCGAGGGCCGGATCGCGTTCAAGGGCGGATACGACGTCTTCACGGCGAACCGCGAAGCGCTCACCTGGGCCAGCATGGTGCCGCCGCCGCGGCCTTCGGCTGACGACGAGAAGCGCGATCGGGCGGTGACCGAACGGGTGCTCAATGGCACGTCGACGCTCGAGGTCGAATGCGCCGCGCGCGGGCTCGACCCGGAAGAGGTCTTCGAAAGCCGCGTCATGTGGCACCAGAAGTATATCAAGGCCGGCGTGCCGAGCCCGTTCGACCGCAAGGCAGGATCGATGCCTTCGCAGGAGGGCAAGGACAACAAGGAGAAGGCGGCGTGAGCACGGTGACCATAAACGGCGCCGCCGTCGACATGGACGATTCCTGCGCGCTCTATCAGGCGCTCTATGCCGTCAAGCTCAAGATCCTCTCCGGCGAGCATGTCGAGGAAATCTCGATCCAGTCGCCGGTCAGCCGCGAAATGATGCGGGTGAGTGCCGCCAACATGGCGCAGCTCGACAAGGAACTGCTGCGGCTTGGGGCCGCCTGCACAGCGAAAACGACGGGCAAGCGTGCCCGGTACCGCAAAGTCATGCGGTATTGACGAGGTAGATCGATGTCCTTTGCCTATGGTCATATCGCACAGCGGCTGTTCGATACGCCGCTGATGTATGATCCGCGCAAGGCAGAAGCCTTTGTCGATGGGCTGGGCGGTCGCATTGCAGGATCTGATATCGTCGTGGCCAATCCTGGCGGCGCTGTCGACCACAGCACGAGCCGGCCATCGGCCGCCAAGCTCGGCGACAAACTGGCCAAGCTCTACGAGCGTTACGATGAAATGCCGTTCTATCTCGACGGCACGGTCGCGATCATTCCGATCGAAGGCAGCCTGGTCCACAAGGGCAGTTTCGTCGGCAAGTCGTCGGGCGTGACGTCTTACGAAGGGCTTCAGGCACAAATCAGCATCGCCAAGAAGTCGCCAAAGGTGCGCGGGGTCGTCTTTGAGGTCGACAGCTTCGGCGGCGAGGTGAGCGGCGGCTTCGAAACCGCGGCCGCCATTTCCGATCTGTCGAAGGCCAAGCCGACGATCGCTATCCTGACCGACTATGCGTATTCGGCCGCTTATCTGCTGGCCAGCCAGGCGCGGCAGATCATCGCGCCGAAATTCGGCGGGGCAGGGTCGATCGGCGTGATCATGATGCACGCTGACTATTCCCGCCAGATCGCCAATGCCGGTGTGTCCGTGACGATCATCCGGGCCGGCGGGCGCAAGGCCGAGGGCAACCCCTATGAGCCGCTGCCGTCGGATGTTGCTGAGCGGTGGCAGGCGCAGGTCGAGGCGATGCGGCAGGATTTTGCCGCTGTCGTCGGCAAGGGACGCGGTAGCCGGTTCACGGCAGCCAAGGCGCTCAAGACCGAGGCCGAGGCCTATGACGCCAACGGTGCGCTGGCGCTCGGCCTGATCGATGCGATCGCCGATCCGGTCGCGGCTTACGATGCCTTCGTGACGGCTATCAATAGGACCTGAGACCATGGGACTTCTCGACACAATCCGGGCGGCAGTCGCCGGGCCGGACGGGACCGCCATGTCCACCGATCCGGCGGACGTGAATGAAGATATCAACCGCCCCTGCGGGGCCAGCAAGGAGGCCGAGATGGCTGACAAGGATACCGCGCCCGGAGCGGCTACGACCGGGATTTCGGAGGCCGATCACAAGGCCGCTGTGACGAAGGCGGAGACCGATGGCAAGGCGGCCGGCCGCAAGGAGGCGACCGAGCGGGTGACGACCATTCTTGCTGCCGACGGCATCAAGGGCGACGGCACGCGCATGTCGGCCGCTCTCGACCTGGCCACCAAGTCGCCAGACATGGCGGCTGAAGACGTGGTCGGCTACGTGACGGCCAATGTCACCGCCGGCAAACCCAGCGCCGCTGCGTCTTACGAGCAGCAGCGTCTGGCCTCTGCCGGCCTCACCGAGCCTGGCGGCGCCAATGCGACGTCCGCCAAGGCTGATCTCAACCCGAGCTCGATCTACGCGGCGCGCCGCGAAGCGGCCCAGAAAGGAGCCTGATCATGAGCGCTATCACTGAAAAGGCGAGGGCTCTGGCCTTCATCCTGTCGGAGGCGAACGGCTATCAGAGCCGCGAAGTTCTGACCGTTGCTTCCGGCGCCGGCAAGCTTGAGGCCGGGACGGTGCTCGGCAAGCTGTCGATTGGCGCAGCGACCGCGGCGGCGAAGAGCGGCGGAAATACGGGTAACGGTACTATCAGCGCTGTTACCGTGCTCAGCGGCGCGAAGGCCGGCGTCTACGCGCTGCGCTTTACTTCTGCAACTGCATGGACGCTGACCGACCCGGACGGTTTCTCGCTCGGCGCCGGCGCCAATGGCGCGGCCAATGCCAACGATCTCGGATTTACCACCACTGCCGGCGGCACGCCATTCGTGGCCGGCGACGGCTTCGATATCACTGTCGCCGCTGGAAGCGGCGTGTATTGGCCCTCAACACATGCAGCATCCGCCAACAAGGCGGGCATCGAGAGTGCAAGCGCAATCCTGGCCTACGGCGTAGATGCGACTTCGGCGGCCGTCGATGCGGTCTGCATCGCCAACGATGCAGAGGTAAAGGAGCCGATGCTGCTCTTCGACGCCAGCGTCGACGACAACACCAAAAAACAGGCGAAGATCGCGCAGTTGCGCGCGAATTCGCGCATCAAGGCACGGTAAGGAGAACTGACATGACCTCTCAGAATGTTCATACCGGCGATCCTTTCAGCCTTGAAAGCCTGACCGCCGCTGTCAACAAGAAGCATTACCGCCCCGGGCAGGTGTCCGCGTCCGGCATCTTCGAAGAAGACGGCGTCACCACGACGCTGATCTCGGTCGAGATGAAGGACGGCAAGCTCGGCCTGGTCGATCCCAGCCAGCGCGGCGGTCCCGGCGAAACGACCGACGACGAAGATCGCAAGAAGATCCCGGTCGAAATCCCGCACTACCAGCGCGATGACAGCATTCTCGCCGATGAAGTGCAGAATGTCCGCGCGTTTGGCAGCGAGAGTTCTGCCGAGATGCTGGAGGATCGTGTGAACGGAAAGGCGCAGCGTCACGCTGCCGACCTGACCATGACGCTGGAACATCAACGCGTCGGCGCTATCAAGGGCATCGTCACGTCCAAATCCGGCGGGACGCTGATCAACCTCTATACGGCCTTCGGGATTGCGGTGCCGGACGCAGTATCGCTGGAGCTCGACGTGGATGCGACGAAGGTCGCTTCCTTGTTCCAGGATGTGCTCTACAGCATCGAAGACTCTCTCGACGAGCCTTATGACGGACTACACGTCTTCACCGGTCGCGATCTTCATAAGGCGCTTTGGACGCATAAATCCGTGCAGGACACGTTCATCTATCATCAGGGCGCGGCACAGCTCCGTCTCGATGTGCCGGACACGTTCCAGTTCGCGGGCGCTACCTGGGAGCGCTACAAGACCGGCGCCAAGGCCACAACCGATCTCGGTGCGCCCTATATCGCAGCCAACGAGGCGCGTGTTGTGCCGAAGGGTGTCGCGGACCTCTTCATCACCCGATTTGCGCCGGCTGATTACAACGAGACCGTCAACACCAAGGGTCTGCCGTACTATTCCCGGGCCACCGAGAAGCGGAACGGCAAGGGCTACGACCTCGAAGTGCAGATGAACGCGATTTCGATCTGCACCCGGCCGGAAGTGCTGCGCAAGTTGACCCTCACCTGATCGGCCCAAATGGATCGACCAGGCAAAGGCCGGGCAGGAGCCCGGCCTTTTTGTTTCCAGACGCCTCGATCGCGAGGCGTGCGGCAACGGAAAGGATGCTGTCATGTCCAAGAAAATATGGATCAGTGCACCCAACGGCCTCATTCTCAGCGCCGCTGCGATGGACTCCAAGAAAGATGTCGCGATCGGCGCACATGAGCCGGCGGAAGTTCCGGAGGGTTATGGCCGGCATCTGATCGCCGACAGGTTCGCGGTCGAAGTCGACAAGCCGAAGGCCGCGCCGGAGAAGGCGCAGAAGAAGGCCACCGTCACCAAGTCCGACGAGGACGCGGCTAGGAAGCTCTCCGATGCGGAGAAGGCTGTTTCCGACGCCGAGGCGGCTGTGATCGCAGCCGGCGACGATCTCGCCAAGAAGGCGGAGGCAGAGAAGGCCCTTGAGGCTGCCAAGGCCGCGCTCGCAGCGCTCAAGGCCTGATCCTATGGATTTCGCCCAGGCCAAGGCGCGGCTTGTCCGCCAGTCGCGCGAGACGTTTGGGGAAAAGGTGACGATCCGGCCGATGAAGGCTGGGGAGTTGAAGAGGGTGGCGGACCCGGATCGGGCGGTGATGACTGACATTGCCGCCCGATTTGATTATGCACTTGAGCCGGTCAAGCTTGGTGGCAGCGATCGGACTGGGCCTCTGATGCCTATTTCTGAGGACAACCCATCGTTTTCCATCCCGCGCGAGCTTCTCTCCTGGGACCCTCGGTCCGGTGATGTGATCGAGCGTGCAAGCGGCGAGCGCTGCGAGATCGTGCGCGCCGGTGACGACGGTGCGAAGGTTGCCTTGTTCTTTGTGTCGCGAGGTGGCTGACGATGTCCATCGTGCGGCAGTTGACCCAGATTTGCATGGTGCGAGCCTTCCGAGGGCAGACCTTGGCCGGCAATGCGGTGCTGGACAGCAATATTACCGGGCTATCGGCCTTCGACTACAAGGACGAGCAGCCGGTAATTGCCTGTTCGATCGAGGAGGTTGAACTCGACGACAAGTATGGCCGGGGCCTTTTCGGTCGCGCCGCCGAGACGAAAATCTATATTCAGACGGCAGTTGCAACGAAGGGAAGCTATATCGTCGTCACCGGAGAGGGCACCGAGCGGGTCGAGGAATTCAAAGAGATCGGTTCGACGGATGCCGCGCGGGAGGCGACCCTCAACATTCTCGATCGGCAATGGAAACAGGCGCTAACCGATCCGGCCAATGTCTGGGGCGACCGATTCCGGCAACTGGTCCCGCATGTTGGACGCGTCAAGGATTTGCGGATAACCGACCCCGAGGGCGGCCGGAAATATGCCGCCCGTGTTTATGAGATCAGCGGCACCATGATCGCTGAACCAGATTTCGGCGCAGATCTGCCAGAAGATATCGACGCGATCATGACTGCCGTGGGTGCCATCCCTGATTATGCCGATCTGATAGCGATCTGGCGTGATCTCTTCAGCAAGGCCGCGAGCGACGATCCGATTGCGCGGTCGCAGGCCTCGGCGGCACTTTCGTCAACGGCCTTTGCCGCACTGGGCCTGCATCGGCTCGATCCAGAGGGTGACGACTTCACCACGGGCGTGTTTGCGAATGACGGCCGGGACGATATCGAGGTCGTGGCCGAGGACGAGGATCAGCCGTGAGCAGGGATAGTCTCGGGGAGGATCTCGGCAAGATGGTCGCCGACATGCTCGGGCCGATTATCCGAGACATTCATGTGCTGAAGAATGCTTTCTCAAGCATGGCGCTCGAAGGTTCGATCGAGGAGGTCGATGCCGAGCAAGGGTATCGCGTCAAGCTTGGCGAGGGGCAGGACGGGCAGCCGTTCCTGTCGGGGTGGATACCGCATCCCGAGACGGCCAAGAGCTCAGTGCCTCTGAAAAAAGGGATGCGTGTGGGGCTGTTCTGCCCCGGTGGCGATCTTCGCCAGGCGATGATCGTGCGTGCTGGCTATTCTGACGAGCATCCCAGTCCCAATCAGGACATGAACGCGAATGTGTTCGAAGATGCCGGGGTCAAGCTGACGGTCGCGGACAACAAACTTACGTCGGTGATCGGCGGCGCCACCTGGGAGCAGAGTGGTGACGGAGTCAACCTCACCGTCGGTGGCACGACTTTCTCCTTTACAGGCGCCGGGTACACCCAGACTGGCGGAATGCAGATCCATGATGGGAAAGATGTGGGTGCGACGCATACGAATGAAGGCCTGAAGGTGGATTGAGATGGCCGATTTCGACAGGAATACCGGCGCGGTGATCGATAATTTCCAGTCGGCGCTGCAAGGGGTGGAAGTCACCTTCATTACGCGGCTCGGCGACACGATCATGCTGCGCGAATTCGGCGCTGGGCTGCTCGATCTCCTCGGCAGGCTGATGGTGCCGCGATTGATGATGGCGTTTCAGCAGCTGATCGTTACGGCGATCGACCTTTGGGAGCCGCGGTTTCAGGTGCGGCAGATCCTGTTCGAAGGCTCGGTCGACCAGCTGCGGCTCGGCAGTGCCAAGTTCGGCATCGAGGTCGATTATCGGCCACGCGGCCATCTCGGCGACTTCACCGTCGAACGGATGGTGAATTTCACACTGACATTCGACAGCAGGGGCATTCGGGCGGCGGCATGACAACGATCATCAATGTTGCCGACCTCGCGCCGCCAGAGGCGATCGAGGCGCTTAGCCATGCCGCGATCATGGAGCGCCAGAAGACGCTTTTCCAGTCCTACTGGGAGAGCGTGCGGGCGAGCAATCCAGATCTCAATCTGCCCGCCTACGACGTTGACATGCTGGCGCATAGCCCACCTGTCGTCATCGGTCGGGCGGAGAGCTATCGCGAGCTGTTGCTGCGTGCTCGGGTCAACGATGCGCTGCGCGCCGTGCTGCCCGCCTTTGCGCGCGGTACCGATCTCGATCAGGTCGTCGCACGAGCCAATGTCCAGCGGCTTGCAACGGCTTTCGATGAGGACGGCAACGCGACGGCATGGGAGAGCGACGCCAAGCTTCTCGATCGCTATCTTGCCGCTTTCGCGCGGCCGGCTGCCGGATCGGAAGATGGCTATATCTATGCCGCCGCCACCGCGTGGCCGCAACGCCATGATATCAAGGTCTATGGCTATGAAGCGCCTGAGCTCGGTTTCGAACCTGGCGATGTTGGCGTTTACTTGCTCGCCGCTGACGGCGGTTCGGTTTCCGATGAGGCGATGGCCTCCGTTGTGCGAGCGCTCAACCCCAAGACAGCGCGGCCGCGTACCGATGTTGTGGAGGTGCGTCGCGCGACCGTGGGCACCTGGTCCCTGGCGGCCAAGCTGATTATCCGCCGAGGGGCATCGCCCGAAGCCGTCGTCGCTGCTCGCCGTACGGCAGTGCAGGCCTTCGCCGACGCGCGCCATCACATTGGCGGCCTTGTCACGGCCGTCGGTGCGGTTTCTGCGCTTTGGGACCCCAATGTCATCAATGTCGAGGTCACCGCGCCGCTGGCCGACATTCCATCGGCGCGGGATAAGGCGCCGTTTCTGACGTCGATCAACCTGACCTATGAGGTGCAGCTGTGACCTTTCAGTCGCTTCTGCCATCCTCGTCCGGCATCTTCGAGAAAGCGATCGAGACGGTCTATGGCACCGCGCTCGATCAGCTTGAGCCGGAAGTGATCAAGACCTTCTGGGATCCTGATCTCTGCCCGGCCGAATATCTGTCTATCCTTGCGCATGCGCTTTCGGTCGATCTCTGGGACGATGATTGGGATGTGCTCAAGAAGCGCTCGATCATCAAGCGGTGGGTGCAGCTCGAATGGTCGAAGGGCACCTATGCCGGTTATAGGGATTTCATCGAGATCGCTGGCGGGCGGTTGGTCGAGGATCTCGCCGCGCCCCAGGGCTTCTATCTTGCCGAGGATCTGACCCAAGCGCAGTGGCAGGCCTGGATCGACCAGATGCCGCGGGTCCGGGTGACCTTCGCGCAAGGCCAGGGCGAATGGGTGCCGCCGTCTGGCCTCTATCTTGACCATTGGTTTCTGGACGAGGACTTCGAGGAGTTCGACGACGGCGAGGCGCTTTACGGACGCCAGGCCTATCTCCGGGAGAATGCCGGCGGCGAGGATCAGAAGCTCTTGCTGTCGCGGGTCTATGAGACGCGCGAGGAGCGACCCGGCTATGCGACCGAGCGCGTGGTCATTCCCGGGCTTGCCGGCGCGGCCTTCATTCTCGACGAAAGCTTCCTCGAGGACGATGCGACTGGCTTTCTCGATGGCGATGAGCGGGCGCCGCAGACCTATAGCTATGCCCTCAACCGGAGTTTCATCTATCAGGAAAGCGCCCTCGAGCTAACCGCGGTGCCGATCGGCTATCGGCCGCGCGACGTGCGCTACATCAGAGAGAGCCTGATCGGCGACGCGCTGGCTGATGCTCACCTCGACGATTGGTATCTCGATGATGATCGCTTTCTGACCGAGGACGAAGGCGGAATGATGCTCGCCGACGTGCTGCATCTCCTCAATCCGGATATCGCCGCACCCCTGGTCGACGGCATTTCCTTCCTCGACGTCAGCCGGCTCGACATGGATCGCTTCACGCTCGAGCTGATGATCGATGCAACGACCATCCTGCCCTGGGGGCATTTCGTGCTCGATGTCAGCTTCCTGGATGAGGACTTCCTCGCCGACGAAGATCTCCGCCATCTGGACAAGATCATGCGCGCGATCGTGGCCGCCAAGGCCAAGCGCGACAAGGTTCTTGTCACTTTCGAAACCACCAAACCGCTCACGCTCGGCGACGCGCCGCGGCTCAATTCCGGCATGAAACTCGGCGCGCGCGTGCCGGCAACACTCTAACGAAGATCTGGGGCTCCCATGGAACGTACAGTCAATTTCCAGTCGAAACAGAAGGTCACCCGCAGCGATCTGGACAATATGGGTGACTTCGCCCGGGAGTCCATGGATCACGTCGTGATGGACGGCATCACGGATCTGCAGGGCTTCGTCGGCTTCTCTGTCGTGCGCACCGGTGTCGGCGAAGTGACCGTCGCGGCGGGTCGGTACTATGAGGCCGGCAAGGTGTTCGTAGACGACGCCGAGACGCGGCTCCCGCTCAACCTGCTCAACTACCTGGCGATCAACCAGAAGCGGATCGTGACGATCGCCGTCAACGGCACGCTTGTCGACAATGACCAGCAGCCGCGCACCTTCCTGCTCGATGCGCAGCTGCGCACCACGGAAGCGCGCCAGATTTCGGTCGAGAGCCTGCGGCACGCCGAAATCACACCGGTACCTGGCGCCGAGAACGCAGATCCGTCGCCTCCGAACCTCAACGCCAATCTGCTTGCCATTGCCTATGTGACGATGTCGACCACCGATGTCATCGACATCACAATGGTCGCGGCTAACAGGCTGCCCTCTGTCAAGTCGCTCAACACTCGGCTCACGCTGGTCGAGAAGCGCCTCGACTTGGCCGGCTCGCGCATCGACACGCTCGGCACGGATATTTCCGGCCTGGCGGCGCTCTTGAAGACGAGGGCGCCGATGTCCTTCGTCACCAACCTCGCGCTCGACTACGCACTGACGAAGAAGCTGGCCGAACTGCCGTCCGACTACACGGCTTGGGAGGCCGACAATTATCTCAACGAGGACTATTCCGATACCGCGTTTTCCGGCTATTCGGCCTATGTCCGCGACGGTCTTCATTTTGGCAATGCCGGCCTTGCGCGCTCGGCGCTCGGGCTGCTCAACTCGACCGATCCGCGTATTACCGTCTCCGACAACATGGTCGGAGCGCGCCACATCAATGTCGCTCGTCTGTCGATCACGGGCAAAGACGCGGAAATCGCGCTGGCGAACTACAATGTTTCCACGACGAGCGTCGAAAAGCTGACGCGCACTCGCACCGAATGGCAGAATATCCATTATCAGTCGGTGCAACCGGACGGTCTCTATGACGGCAGCTGGACGCTCGACTATGCCAACAATGCCGATGGCACCGGCTATGCCGACTATACCCGCACCAATCCCCAGACCGGGGAGAAAGAGCAGTGGAGCTATCAGGTTCTGAGCTACTGGCAATCGGCGCTCGGCGAGGGCTATGCGACTTACGCGTATGGCATCACCAAGCAGCTCGGCAGCAACTGGACCTATCGCGTCCTCAAGGCGATCGAGGAGCCTTACTGGGACACGGTCAAGACGACGGAAACCGTCAATGGCTTCACGCTGGGCCAGACCTTCCTGAATGCTCAGCAGGGTGCGCTGACCAAGGTCGACCTGTTCTTCACCAAGAAGGCGGCGATCGGAGACGTCCACCTCTACCTGACAGAGCTGGATACCGCTGGCCGGCCCAACATGTCGCGCGTGATCCAGAAGGTCAGCAAAGCGCCGGGCGACATAGTGGCCGACACCGCCGGCGAAACACCCACTACCTTCGTCTTCAGTGCAGACGCCATGGTCAAGGGCCAGCGCTACGGCCTGGTCGCGATCAGCCAAGGCGCGCATTTCCTTGCCGTGGTCAGCGGCAACAAGTACGGCCAGGGTCAGCTGTTTCAGAAAAACAACGGCGAATGGCAGGCTGGTTCCAGCGATCTCGACCTCGCCATGGTGCTGTGGTTCGCGGGCTATGATCAGACCCGTGTCGAGGTACAGCTCAACCCCGTCGAGCTCTCGGGCGGCATCGGCCGCATCGAGATCAACTGCGACACCTATATTCCGGAAGGCACCCGCATCGAGTGGGAGGGTTTCATCGGCGGCGTGTGGAAGTCGCTGACCGTCGTCAATGAGACGCTGATCTCACCGCTCGCGACCCGGCCGAATATCATCCAGCTGCGGGCCATTCTGATCGGCACGACGGACAGCATGCCCATGTTCGGCATCGGTGCGCTGCGGTCATCGGTAACGGTCAGTCGCAACAGCACGTCGCTCACGCATATCTCGAAGATCATCACCCTACCGAGCGCCTGCGACACGGTCGAGGTGGAGCTGGCGGCCAAGCACTGGAACGCGGGCCACCACACGCTGACCGCCAAGATCCTGGTCGGCGCCGGCTATACCACCGTCGAGAACTCCGACAGCACGATCGATCTCGAAGTGCCGGTCACCCAGGACGTGCTGAAGCGGCGCAAGCTGGTGTTCAACCTGGCCTCGGCTGTGACGTCTTTCCGCATTCGGATCGAGGCCACGACGTCCGACGCTGCCGACCAGCTCGCCATTACCAGCCGCAAGTCCGTGGCCTTCGCTTAAGGAGCATTTCAATGGCCAAGAAGCCGACAACCAAAGCTGCGCCCGATATCAATCCGGAGGCGCAGTATGACGTCACGCTGAAGCGGCCGATCAAGCTCGGTCGCTCCGGCACCTATGCACGGCCGGGCCTTCCCCTGACGCTCAGTGGCGCCCGTCTCCTCGAACACTTGGAAGACGTTGATGGCTACACAGAAGTCACTGGCTGAGCAGGTCCGTCTCGACGAGGATTGGGAACTCAGCCTCGAAAATATCGCGCTGCTGCTCGGCGCGATCGAGGCGCGGCTCAAGACGATCGAGATCAAGGGCGCGGATTTCGACGTCGTGCGCGACCAGGTGCTCGGCGTGCTGCTGGCGCGCATCAACGAGGTTCTGACACCGCAGATCAATGCGATCAGCAACATCGTCAATATGGGCTTCCTGATCGCCTATTCGGACAGCTCGGCCGCTCTGGCGCCTGGCAATGTGCTGCTCTTCACCATTGAGGACGAAGAGCAGCGCATGGTATTCACCCCGTCGCCGCGCGTCAGCTTGAGCCGTGTGGCCAACTATACCGACTATGCCATTGCCCAGGTGTCCGACTGGAACCGGGAAACCGGCGAGCTGGTGGTTGTCGTGGAAGCTGCCTGGGGCAACCCTGGGCCGTTTACCGACTGGGTCATTGCCGCTCTGCCTGGCGATACGCTGGCTGCTATTCAGGCGGCCGACGAAGCCATCACCGCCATGAACCTGTCCAAGGATTGGGCCCAGAAGGGTGACGGGCTCGACGTCGATGGCGTTGGCACGCGATCAGCCAAGCACTATGCTGGCGCGGCGCTGGCGAGTGCCTCTGCTGCCGGCGGTTCGGCATCGACGGCAAGCGGCGCGGCGACAACGGCCACAGGCGCGCGGGACACCGCGGTTGCAGCCAAGGATCTCGCGGTTACCAAAGCAGCTGAAGCTGCAGCGTCGGCGGCCTTGATCTCAGGCGGACCGGTGACTTCGATCAACTACAAGACCGGCGTCGCCTTTACAGACCCGACCAAGGTGACAGAGGTCAAACCGACATTGGATTTCGACCTCACGAACCTCAACGGCGCGCCGTTCTTCGACAGTTTCTCTCGGCCGTCGATCGGCGGATACCGGCGGAACCACAAAGGCGTGATTGTCCCGACGACGTTCGATGAGCCTTATGTCGATCGGGACACGGATGGCAAGGCCAAAGGAACGGGATTTTTTGGGGCCTATTCGAACCTGTTGGTTCGGTCGGAAGAATTCGACAATGCTGTCTGGACAAAGACCAATGTGACACCAACTGCCAATTCGACAATTGGCGCCGACGGTGCGCAGTCCATGGACACCTTGAATGCGACCGTGAATAGCGGGGTCGTCTTTCAGAATTACATGAGCGCTCCCGGTTCGACAAAGCACCGACTTTGCGTCCGGCTGAAGCAGGGTACGGCCGCATTCACGCGCTGCTATCTTGGCTTTCTCGGCGGCTCATTCAGTTACGCCATCGCTCTGATCGATTGGTCAGCAAAGACGGTGTCAACGTTCGCCGGTGGCGCAACTTCGGTTTCGGCAAGTTTGGTCGACTTAGGCGGAGGCATCTATGAACTGACCCTCTACGGCGTCGATGGCGGCAGCGCCAACACCTATGTGCAGTGGGCGATCGAACCGGCCTATAATTCCACGGGAACAGTTATCGCGGGGCAGGCCGAACTCACCCAAACCTCGTTTGCGGTGCCGTACATGCCGACGACGTCAGCCGCGGCGGCGCGCTCTGCCGACAGCATGATCATCTCGGGAACGGACTTCACGGATATCTTCAACCCGCTCGAAGGTACTTTCTACTGCGAATTCGCGCCCGGGCAGGCGAGCGGTTTTCCTGGCGTGTTCGCAGCTCAGGACGGTCCTGGCACCAACCGGATTGGACTTCTGCAGAATGGCACCTCGCTCACGTCGATAGGCGTTGTAAAAGCGGCAGGCGTTGATCAGGCAACGTTGAGCCCCGCGGCGTCGACGCTCGGTGTATTCGACCGCGTGTCCCTCTCTTACGCTGCCAATATGGCTCGGCTCTCGAGGAATGGCGCCGCTGTCGTAACCGACAGTAGCGTCACCCTGCCGACCGGCCTCTCTGCGCTGATTATCGGCTACTACGACGCCCCGCTGAACGGCTTCATTCGCCGCCTCATCTATTGGCCGGAGGCGCTTTCCGCAAACGAACTGCAATGGATGACAGCATGACCATAGCAACACGTCATCGCGGAGGCTTGATGGGCATGGAGCATGCCCGCAAGCTCGACAAGATCAAGGCGGATATTCTGCTCAGCGATCCCGCCGCCTATGGCGATATTGCGCCGACGCTGGATCTCGACTTCACCAATATCTATGGCGCGCCGTTTCCGGGGAATTTTAGCCGCCCCACCATTGGCGGCTACCGGTTGAATGCCAAGGGCGTGATGGTCCCGACCGTGGCCAATGAGCCGAATATTGATTTCGGGACCGATGGCAAGCCGCTCGGGACCGGGTTCTACGGCGCCTATACGAACCTGTTGACGTGGTCCGAAGACTTCACCAATGCAGCTTGGACGAAGGGGCCAAATGTAACGGTCACCCCAAACAACGTGGCAGCCCCTGACGGGAACCTAACGGCTGATCGCATTGCCGCCAGCAGCGGCGACAATGCTATGTCTCAGAGCGCATTGGTCACCGGCAACCAGTACTACACCTTTAGTATTTGGCTGAGATCAGACAGTTCAATCGGCCTGACCTTGCTCATTTTCGACGGAACGGGGGGCGGAAACACCACCCTTAATGTCACCGCGACGACCGACTGGCAGCAGTTCAGCCTGACGAGGCTCGTGCCGGCGGGGCAAACTGGTGTTGTTTGTTACATCGGCGGCGCGGGATCATTTACGAACGAGACTATTTACGCCTGGGGTGCTCAGCTCACCGCCACCGCTTTCCCGGTTCCCTATGTGCCGACCACATCGGCAACGGTGGCTCGGAATGCGGATGTCTTCTTACTGTCCGGCACTGATGTAACCGATGCCGCGAACTCGCTTGAAGGCACGTTCTATGCGGAGGCGTATGCGCCGCGCAGCCTCTCCGGCTATCCAGCTCTGCTTCAGCTCGATGACGGCGGGTTCAACAATCGCAGCGTCATTTTCTACAACAGTGCGGGGCAAGCAATCGGAGCAGGAACCGACGTCGCAGCCGTCAACACTGCCACCTTTACTTCGCAGACAATCAGCCGCGGCTCTTTCTTCCGGTTGGCTTACACGTACAAGGCCAACGCCTTCGTCTTTGTTGTGAACGGTGCTCCAATCCTGACGGACACCGCTGGTGCAGTGCCCAGCGGCATGAACCGCATCCGGATCGGGGATACCTGGGATGAGCACATCCGCCGAGTCATCTACTGGCCCAAGGCGTTCTCCGCGCTCGACATGAAAAGGATCACGGCATGATCGGTCTCGCGTCACGCCTTGCCCGTGGTTGGATGGGCTCTGGACATGTCCAGAAGCTGGAAGTCCATTCGCCCTACACGCCGGACAATGACCCGACGCTGGCGGCGAATTCGGCAAGCCGTTACGCCACCCAGCAAGCCGTCAAAGGCTATGTGGATGGTATTGTCGAGGCGGCCAACGCGCTGCAGTTCAAGAACACGATCGACTGCTCCGGCAATCCGAACTATCCGGCCGCCAATGCCGGCCATTTCTACATCGTCTCCGTCGCCGGCAAGATCGGCGGCGCCTCGGGCCTCACCGTCGACGCCGGCGACGCGCTGATCTGCAAGACCGATGGCACCGCCGCCGGCACGCATGCCGCGGTCGGGGCGCAGTGGACGTCGCTGCAGTTCAACATGGTGCTGGCGCTGACGCAGTCGGATATCGGCTCACTTGTTCAGGCTTACCACGCTAAACTGGCGGCGCTCGCCGGTCTCTCATCAGCGGCGGCCGACAAGCTGGCCTATTTCAACGGCGCGAACTCGTTTGCGCTGGCAGACTTCACGACGTTCGGCCGCTCGCTGGTCGACGATGTCGATGCGGCCACAGGGCGGTCAACCCTTGGCGTTGCCTGGGAGCAGATTGCCACCGCCAGCATGGCGGGGCTCGCTGCCGCCGACTTCGCGCTGCCAACCGGCTACAAGGCGTTTCGCTTCATTGGGTCGGAGATCAGCCTCAACACCAATGGTGAGAATTGGCGCATCGACTATTCAACTAACGGCTCGACCTTCACGACGAACACGCCGATCGCGGCGCTCAACGCGGCGGATGTCATCTACTGGGACTTCATGATCCATGGGCACCGATCGTCGCTGCCCATGAAGATCACGGGCCACTACCTCAACGCCTCATCCGTCGTCACCGCTCATATCCAAAGCTACGTTGCCAATGTTCAGGCGATAAGGCTCGCTACAGGCATGCAGTGGGACAGCGGAACCGCAACTCTCTACGGGATGAAGTGATGCCTGCTATTGCACACGACGGCGAGATAATCGAACTGACCGAGGAAGAGTTCGCAGCGACCTGCGAGGCGCCGGAATTCGGCATGCTGCAGGCCACCAAGGATGCCGCCGTACGCGCCCGCATCGAGGTCGAGCTGGCTCGCGGTGCGCCGATCGAGGTGGCGCCTGACGTCTTCCTGCATGTCGCGCTCGATGACGGCACGCGGGCAGACGTGACCGGCATGGCGGCGACGGCGCTCGCGGCGGCCAGCTCGGCCGTGCCTTGGCCGGAGAGTTACCAACTCGGCTTCATCGCGATCGAGAATGTACGCATCCCGCTGCCGACCCCGGTTGAAGGGCTAGGCCTGGCTGCTCTTGTCGGTGATCGCTATGCGAAGATCCGGCAGAACGGGCGGGATCTAAAGGATGCCGTTGCTGCGGCCGTCGATGAGGCGGCGTTGGACGCAGTTGACATCGATAGCGGGTGGCCGGAATGACAAATGAGGTTTGTGTTTCGCGTCAGGTCTGCGCTTGCAGTAGCGAAAAGTGTCGTGCGCATGGTTGCCAAGCGCTGCGGGAGCGCACCCTTACAAAAGACGTCCGGCGAGAGCGCGATGAATGCAAGGCGGGTCAAACCGTCCTGACGGTTATCATCTCCTCGCCGGCGTTTAGTGTGACGTTAGAAAGTCGATGAGCAACACCTAACTCCAACGACTTAGCATCGTCAAATCTAAAGTCCTCCTCTAAAAAACGGTCCGCGAGATCCTGGTCGGTCCAACCACATTTATCCTTGAACGGGCGGCTAATAAGTTCGGTATACGGTGACCTCTTCCCGACATTTGGTCCATCAGAGAATGTCGCCTGATGTAGATTAAACCCGGTGAATGGAGCCACAGTGCGTTCTTTTCCCGCAAGGAAAATAGTTGCCGCGATCGAGCCACAAAACCCTGCAGCGTGTGTTCGAACGTTCATCTCGAACATCTGTAGGAAGTGAAATAAACCAATCCCAGCAACCACATCGCCGCCGCCACTACAAATGCAGAAAGTGAGATCTTTGACACCCTGTCGGTGAGCGTCAGCAATGAGGATCTGCGCGTTTTTCACGCCGAAATCTGTGATTTCGCCTTGATAGAACATGTAGTGCATACGAGTTACCCTCGCCCAAAGAAAGCAAAGCGCCCGGGCAGGGGAGCTGCCGGGCGCGTTGAAGTGTCCGAGAGGATTGGAACTCTCTCAGCAGGACAATCCCATAGAATAGTTAGCGCCTGGTTAAAGCCATCAAAACGAAAGAGCCGGCCTAGGTCAGGGGCCGGCTCTTCACTTGCGGCGATGTGTGCGTAGGGGTTCCACCGCTGCCATATCGTAGCGCAAACAGCCTAACCGCCGGTTCATCGGGATGGTTAGCGAAATCGAAATCAGCCCGCCCATTGAGGCGGGTTTTTCTTTGCCGAACTTACAACAGGAGAGAGATCCAATGACCGCACCGGTTTTTGGCATGCAGTTTTCGCGCCCGGACGACGAGCCGGTACCGGTGACGGGTGCGGACTTTTCGAAGGTCGTCATCTATGACGAATCTGACGATGCATCGAATAGCGAGTTCCCCTACGGCGACCCGATCCGCGGATCGACATCCGACAAGGATTTCCGCGAGGCGCTCGGCACCGGGGCGCTGGCCGACCATGTGCGCGGTATCCACGACCAGCTGTCGAGCCTGAATCTTGGCGCCGATGTGACGATCGTTCGCGTTGAGAAAACGCTCGACGAGGACGATGCGCCAGACAAGGCCGCGATCTCGGCCGATATCGTGGCCGCGCTCGACGATCTCACCGGGGTGGCGTCGATCGTCAATGCAACGCCGCGCCTGGTGATCTGCGGTTATACCGACTGGCGCGTGAACGCCAATACGGTCAACCCGGTCGTGGCGAAACTGCAGACCGTGCTGCCGAAGATCCTGGCGATCGCGCCAGTGCAAGTGGATGCAACGAGCGCCGCCAATGCGATCGACATGCGCGAAGATATGAGCTCCGACCGGCTGATGCCTATCGGCATTAAGGCGAAGGTGTTCGAGGGTCAGGACGTCGTCATCCGCGATATGACGAGCCGGGTGGCTGGTCTCTTCATCCGCACGGACAATGCCCATGAGGGGCGGCCATTCCATCCAATCGCCAACCAGCCGGTGCTCGGTATTGCCGGGCTCAACCGGCCGCTGCCTTTTTCCTTCCTCGACGGCTCGACGCAGGGCCAGCAGATGCTAGAGGGCGACGTCTCCATCGTCGCGCAGGGAGAGAGCGGCGTCGACGGCGCGGTCGCTGACGGTGGCTTCGTGTTTATCGGCACGGACAATGCTTCGACTGGTGAGCTCTGGAAACAGATCCACCAAGTTCGTGGCGCCGACTATATCACTGTCGAGTTTATCCAAATCACCCGGCAGTTCCTCGGCAAGCTGATGAGCGCCGATCTGGTCGAGGCCTGGATCAATTCGATCGCCTTCAAGCTGCGCGACCATAAGGTTGACGGCGATATCCTCGGCTACACGCCGCCGGAACAGATGTTCAAGCCGGATGCGAACAGCCCGGAGAACATCCGTCTCGGCACGTTGCAGCTCGATATCGGCATCGAGCCGGCGCCGGCCTTCAAGCTCGCCAATCACGCGATCCATCGTTACCGCCCGGCCGTGGTCGGCCTGGTCGACGAGATCATCTCGCGGTTGAGCAGCGCCGCGTAATCGCAGCCGTTTCAGGGCTGCGTTCGCAGCGGGGCACCTTACAATCTCAGGAGAACACCATGCCAAAGATCTATATGCTGGCAGCCGTCGATGTGCGGCGCGGCGGGGAGGCCGGTTCGGGCCGGCCGAACCTCATTGCCAAGATGGCGATCCCGGCCATCAAGCTGATGACCGCCAATCACAATCCGGGCGGCGGCGTCGGCAGCGTCGACTGGGTACTACCACGCGTCGAGCCGCCAGAGCCGAAATATGAGGCCAAAGGCATCGATGACGATATTTTCCGCGGCTTCGGCATCAGCGACAAATGGGTGTTTTCCGGCGCCTACCGGGATCTGAAGTCAGGCAAATACGTCCCGGCGCGCTGCATTGTGGAGGGCGCAATCACCGAATGGGAGCCGGACGAGGCGAGCCCGGAGGAATATCAGGGCTGCAGTCATGTGTTCAAGGAAGTCACTCACTACGAGTTCCGCTTTGACGGCAAGGAGAAGTGGTACTGGGACTGGCACGAGCGCGCGCTGCGCGTCGACGGCAAAGACTATGTGAAGGAATTGAAGCGCGCGCTGGGGTGAGCCGGATTTTAGCTGGCTTTTGACCCCGTGGTCAAAAGCCGCACGATCCCCGCTTGGACAGCACTCAGCACATAGGCTGCTGCCAACACTACGATCCAGTGCCAGATCGAGAAGGTCTGGCCCTCCTTATTCAAGACCAGAAGCACAGATCCAGCGAAAATCAACTGGCTAACGAAAAGCTTGTTCGTGAGTTGCAGGAACGTGTGCGTCATTTCTCCAATTCCCAACCTGAAAGATGAGCGGAATGTCGAACATCATCACGTATAAATTGAAATCGCCAATCACGGTAGAGGGTGGGGCTTTGCTCGAGGATGTAATTCTGCGAGAGCCGACCGTCGATGACATGATCGCAGGTGATGAGTTTGGCGGTGAGGGCTCCCTGGCAATTGCCAATCTTCTCGCTCGGATCACCGGCATCGGCCTCGACAATTTCCGGAAGATCAGCGCGCGCGACGCGAATGCTATGAAGCGCCTGGCGGACGCCGCCTGGGGAAACGTCGAGGAGGATGGCGAGACCTCGCCGTCCTAATCTCCAATTTCACCGCAACGCCACGGCCATTGGTCGGGGCGTACACCGTCTCAGAGGCGATCCGCGAGCGCGACGCCGTTATCCGCATCCGGAAAATGATGAATGGCAAAGCTCACCAGTAGCCTGGTCATATCGCTGACTGACCGCGTTAGTGGTCCTGCTCGCGGTATCATGGGCACGCTCGGCCGGTTGAAGCATTCTGCCGACGGCTTCAATCGCAATCAGATGGCGATGACCAGCGGCCTGATGTCGAACCTGAAGGGCCTTCTGGCAGCCGCGGCGGCCTATGCCAGCCTGACAGAAGGTATCAGCGGGACGATCGGCGCGGCAATCAAATTTGAAGATTCGATGTCCGACATCCGCAAAGTGGTGGATTTCGAAAGCCCACAACAATTCAAACAGATGGGCGATGACATTCTGAAGATGTCGCAGCAGCTCGGTATGTCGACCAGCTCGATCGCCGCCATTGTCGCGGCGTGGGGGCAGGCGAATGCGAAGCCGGACGAGCTGATGGCTCTGACGGAATTGACGGCCAAGGTGGCAACGGCGTGGGATACAACGGCAGCCGAAACCGGTGATTCACTCGCAAAGATCCGGACATCGCTCGGCTTGACTGTCGAGCAGACGGGCCTGGTGGCGGATGCGATAAATTTCCTTGGCAATACCTCTGCCTCCGGGACGAAGGATCTGTTGAAGTTCTCGCGCGGGCTGAATTCCGGGCAGCTCGCCGGGTTTGCCGCTAAGGAGACTTTGGCCTTCGGTGCGGCGATGATCTCGGCCGGGTTTGAGAGCGAGGTGGCAGAGACTAGCTTCCGCAATATGGCATTCGCGCTGACGGCCGGCAGCAAGGCGACAAAGGAGCAGCGGAGCGCGTTCAAGCGGCTTGGCATGGACGGGAAAAAAGTCTCGAAAGCCATGCAGAAGGACGCCGTTGGCACTACGCTTGCCGTGCTCGACGCGATCAAGAGACTTCCTAAGGATGAGCAGGGTGCCATTGCAGCGTCGTTGTTCGGCAAGGAGGCTCGCGCAATTCCTGCGCTTCTCAACAATCTGCCGGAGCTGCGCCGTCTGCTGGACGGTGTGGCAAATGATGCAAATTACGCTGGCTCGGCACAGAAGGAATTCGACGAAGCAATGAAGCGCACGTCGATGAACCTTGCCAAGCTGAAGCAGACTGTTGCTGGGATTGGCATCTCGATCGGCCAGCTTGCCTTGCCCAGGCTTAATGAATGGGCCACGACCCTCTCGGACACCCTCCTGACACTCGATAAGCGCGTTACGATTTTCGACGATCTAGCGGCCGGCATGAAGGGCTTCATGTCCGGTTTGGGATTTGAAGGAGGCTCGATCGGCGAGCAGTTCGGAAAGCTTTACGACGGGATTTTTGGCCGTATCCAGGACTTCGAGAAGGACACTGACCGTCTTGGAGCGATCTTCGGTCGATTTCGGCAATACGGTTCCGATGTAAGGTCATTTGCTGCTGCGGTCGGTGAGACCGTCGGCGGGGTCGAAAAACTTCTTGGTCTCGATGCAGGGAAGATCGGCGCGACCCTAGGTGTGATCGGAGAAAATGGGTTTAAGCTCATGCTTGCCGGTGTCGGAATTGGCGTGTTGGCCAAGACTGTCCGCGGCTTGGCGGGTGCGCTGTTCTTCCTTTCGGGTGCCTCGACGGCGGTCGGCATCCTGAAGACGATCGCAGGGCTGAGCGGTACTTTGGCCGGGGCGGCTACCGGAGCATCGCTGACTGGAACTGCGACGTCGATGGGAACAACGTTCGGCGCAGCCTTTGCCTCGGCAGCTGGCGCTGCGATCGCGGTTGGATTATTGGCTGCCTTGAAAGGCCTTGATCCAACTGGCGATCTCTGGGGCACGACCGCGAGATTTGACGACTGGGTGAAGAACAAGACTGGATGGAGCCCGTCAAAGGACGGTCTCAGCGCAGAGCAAATCACCGACACGCTTCTGCCGTTCAAAGGTAGCGCTAAGACGCTGTGGGGGCTGCTTTTCCCGGATGCTGATCCGAAAGCGACCAAGCGCGGCAAGGATCCAGGCGGCTATGACATGGCCGCGCGGGCAGCCTATGCCAGTTCGCCGGCCGGGATTGCCGAGGCCGCGGTGGCGCGTGCTCTTGCCGCCGCGAAAACGCACCGCGCCGGAACCGACGAACTGCCTGGTAAGAAGCGCGATGACCAGAATCTCGGTTCGCTCGGAGCATCCGTTTCGTGGCTCGACCGGCTCTCGGAATGGTGGCGAACGCCGCCCGAGCGGTCATTCCCTGGCAAAGAAGCCGATGACGTATACACCCCGCCCGCGCCGGCGCAGAGCAATTTCTGGCTGGAGTCGATCAAGGGAATGCTCGGCGCGAATGCTGGACAGCCGCAGTCGGCGCTCGGCGATCTTACGAAGGAAGTCACTGTTGCAGGTACAGTCGTAACTCAGCCGTCCGGCGTGCAGCAGGTGAGCCTGACCAATCCGCCGCAGCCGAATGTCTATCACATCAACGCGCCTGTCACCGTCAACGAAGCGGCCAACGGGGCCGAGGTGGCGCGGCAGTTTGCGTCGTCGGTGAAGACGGCGATCGCCGGGACGCATGCGGACATGAACTATCAGGCGCATGCCTGACGAGATCCGCGCCCGGCGGTACCGGGTTTTCACAATGGAGAAGACGCATGAGCGTACGAGCAAAGTTCCAGTGCCTGTCCATCACCAACTTTCACCACCATCAGGCCGACGCCGTGCAGGCCGAGGTTCGCCTGGCGGCGGTTTATGGGACGGGGAAGGAAAACGAAACTTGGTCCAAGTGGACGCCTAGCGGTGAGATCAAGATGATGATCACCAACCCCGCCGCGATCGAGAAATTCGAGCTCGGCAAGGAATATTTCGTCGACTTCACGTCGGCTAGCTAACGGAAACAGGGAACGGCTGCATGCTTTACATGCTCGGCACGCTGACGGTGGATACGCGGCCGTTTTCCATCGATGCCATGGAGCGGGCCTCCGATGCTTCGATTGTCGCAAAGCCGGTCATTGGTGGTGCGCAGCCGAAGGAATTCACCGGGGAGGGGGAGGATGACATCACCATTTCTGGTGAGATCCTACCCTTCCATATCGGCGGGCTCAATCATCTCGAAACCGCGCATGCCATGCGCAAGGCAGGGACACGGTTTCCTCTGCTGCGCGGCGACGGCTGGGCTCCGGGCTGGTATGCGATCACCAAGATCAGTGAGAAGCATTCGGAGCTCGGTAGAAACGGCGTCGGCTTCAAGGTGGCGCATTCGATCACGATGACGAAAACAGGCATGGATACGGCGACCGGCTACCAGGTCATTTCCGGTCTGCTCTCGCTGTTCTCCGCGTTCCGATAGGTCCACATCATGAACGAGACGATCACGATCCGAGGTGAGGGCATCTCGGTCGACCTTCTGCTGTGGCGGAAATTCGGCGTGCGCGGCCGCGAGCTGGTAGAGACGGTTTTCGATATCAATCCGGGACTGGCGGCGCTGGGGCCGTTCCTGCCGCTGGGAACAACAGTGATTGTTCCACCGCTGCCGGCTGAAAGCCGGACGCCAGTCAAGTTGGTGACGCTATTTTCTGCGCCGGGGTCTGTCTAATGCCCTGGATCGTTGATTGGCAGGTGAGCGTCAACGGACAGGATATGAGCGGCAGCATGCGGCCGTTCCTGACCGAGATTGAAGTGAATGACAAAGCCGGGTCTTCTGCAGACACATGCTCATTGAAGCTCGATGACAGTTCGGGCGTGCTGGCCTTTCCGAGCGAGGGCAGCCAGGTGTTTGTGTCCCTGATGGGAGTGCCGGTCTTCCAAGGGATCGTCGATGACACGAAGAGCGATGGCAGCCGCGGTGGCGGGCGGTTTCTGACCGTCAACGCCAAGGGATTCGATACGCGCGGGAAGGCGAAGGAGGGGCAGAGCTTCCACAAGGATGACAGCACGCTCGACGACTTCCTGCAAGAATCGGCGAAGCGGGCGGGCTTTTCCGTTAGCGTCGACAGCTCGCTCGCCTCGAAGCAGCGGTCCTATTGGGCAGCGGACAATGAAAGCTTTCTCGGGGTCGGGGAAAAGCTGGCACGCGAGTTCAATGCGACTTTCAAGATCCGCGGCACGCAGGCCGTGTTCGTGCCGCGCAATTCGATGCTGCTCGGTCCCGTGATCGGTCGCGTGGGGCCGGGGGGTAATGTGATCAACTGGAGCATTTCGCCCTATACCGGGCGTGGGGCCTATACCAAGGCTAAGGCACGGTGGTTCGACCGGAAGACGGCGAAATTCGAGGAAAAGGAAATCGAGGTCGGATCGTCTCGGCCGCTGCCCGAAAGCACCAATGTCGTGCGGTCGCTTGCTGCCGATGAGGCGCAGGCAACCGACATGGCTGAAGGCCGGAAGAGCGAGAGCGAGCGCGACGGCGGGCAGGGGAGCGTTGAGCTAGACCTCGAGCCGACGGCGCAGGCGGAGGGGATGTTCACGCTGATCGGCGCCCGGGCCGGGGTGGACGGGACATATCGGATCGAGGGCGTGAAGCACAAGGCAAGCCGGTCGGGTGGGGCGACGACGGGGCTGGATTTGAAACAGCCGCAAGTGGGTGGTTAACGGCGCTGTATGTAATGGCCGACGGAGGCGATGGCCGCACTTGCCGCGGCGCCATCAATGCCAACAAGCTTTTGCGTTAGATCTTGTTGCTTCCAGTACACCCAGTTGCCACCGTCAGGATGTTTTGGAAGATCTTTGTTCCCCTGCTGCACTAGCAGAAAAGGGGAAGTAGGCTTCTGAGCCGACCAATAAATGTCTGAAATCACAGCATTACTCCTAATTGAAAATCTAACCGATGAGGGTTCAACCACATATGTGGGTTTTGGCTTCCGGCAAAGCAAGCGCTCGCTAACCGTGATCGCTGCACAATCATCCCTAGAAAATTGAAACGAAAGGAAAACGCGATGGATCGCACCAAATTTTACGGTGCTGTGCGCACCCCTGTGTTCGCCGGCAAATTGGATCAAGGCCAGGTCGACGGCATGAATGCCATGCTCGACGAATTCGCGGCGCAGAAGATCCCGCTGGATCAGCAGGCCTATATGCTGGCCACAGCGTTTCATGAGACGTCGGGGCATATGCTGCCTGTGATGGAAACGCGGCAGCCGGAGGAGAGCAAAAACCCAAGTGTCGACATGGCGATCGGGCGGCTCGAGAGTTCGTGGAAACGCGGTCGGTTGCCCTGGGTGAAGAAACCCTACTGGCGCAAGGATGCCGAGGGCAAGAGCTGGCTCGGCCGAGGCCTGCCGCAGCTGACCCATAAGGTGAATTACCTGAAGGTCGGCAAGGCGATCGGCGTCGACCTGGTGGCCAATCCTGATACGGCGCTCCGCACCGATATCGCCGTGAAGATCATGATCGTGGGCATGCAGCTCGGCATCTTCACCGGCAAGCGGATGGACGATTTCCTTGATGGCGTCGATGACGCGGATGCCAAGGATTACAAGCAATTCACGGCGGCGCGTGTCGTGGTGAACGGCAAGGACAAGGCCGAGCATATTGCCCAGCATGCCCTGAAATTCGAGGCGGCGCTGAAGGCGGCCGGGGTGAGCTGATCATGGCGGCCAAAAAGACCGGCGAGCCCGGATGGAAGTGGCGACGGGTGGTGATCTTCCCCGTCGTCGCCTGGGCGTGCTGGCAGCTGATGCTGCTGATCAATGCGCCCGACACGAAGGTCAATGAGATGATCGCCTATGGCTGGCTGATGCTGATCGGCATCCTGGTGCTCGGCTATACCGGGTTTGCCACGGTGCAGGATGTCATCGCCATCTGGCGGACCGGGACGGGGCTTCCCTACAAAGATCCGCCGGCAGCGATCGATGGTGCGCCGCAGCCGGCGCCAGGGGAGGAGAGACTGTGAGGATCATCATTGCTGTGATCGCGGTTGCCGTGGCGATCGGTGGCATCATCCTCTACCTCGGCCATCGAGAGGACGCGGCAGAGCAGCGCGGCGTCGACAAGCAGGTGGCGGCGGATATCGCCAAAGCCAATCAGGAAATCGCGACCAGGAGGGAAACCGATGCGCAGTTCAATCGGCTGGATGCTCATGCTTTGTGCATTGAGTATGGCCTTGAATGGGTGTTCGAAGACGGAAAGAGCCTTTGTCGTTGATGGCGCCGGCTACGCGATGTTGACGCCATCGCGCGAGACGAAGGCGTTCATCGTCAATAATGATCCGCCCTTTGCGCGGCAGGTGCTGGCGCATAATGCGACCTGTGCGCGGATGACGGGCTGCGCGAAATAGGCCTCGCCACCGCAGTTGGGAATTATCGATGGATCTGATCCCGCTTTTCGAGATGTTGGTGAAGGCCTATGGCGGGCAGGCCGGGCTGTTTGCCATCATGCTGTGGATCATCATCGTGCTCGCCCGAAAGTACGACACCGTCATGCAGGCGCGCATCAAGGAAGGCGTCGAGACCGCTCTGGCCATGGATCGGCACACCAAGACGATCGAGGCGCTGATCGAGCTGATCAAGGATCGTCGCCCATGAGGATCGAGCGGATGCTGAAGATGCTTTTTTCCCCGCGAAGCGAGCGGAACGAGGAAGTGACACGGCAAGTGGCGGCGGCCTTAGCCGCGCATGCCGAGGCCTCGGACCGGCTCAACCAGACGATATCAGATCTGCTCGAAGAGAATGACCGCGTGACGGGGAGAAAGCCGCATGTTCGTAAGTCTTCTAACTAACCGGGTGACGTTCGGCGCGCTGGCGCTCGCCACGTTGTTTTTCGGACTGATCGGTTACGCGGATCTCGAAGGGTTGATCATCGTGCTCAATGGGGTCTTTGCCGGCTCTATGGTGGCGATTTGCGTTGCCTATCACCAGTTGATCATCGGGGCTGCGCTCGGCGTGGGGGAATATAATCGCGTGCGGCAGATGACGATCGGCTTCGCGGTGATGTGGACGGTGATCTGTCTATCAGCGGTGGGCTCGATCTATGCGCGCTCGAAGGGTGCAGAATTGACCGCGCCATTGCTTACAGCCTTGATCCGCTATCTGGCGATCATTGGCGCCGTCATGCAGATCACGGCGCCGGACTTCGGCCTCGGCCCGTTTCACGGCCGTGATCGAAAGACGTTGTGGACCGGCTTTATGCTAGGTCTGGCGACAGCGGCAGCCACGATCTGGTTTCAGGATCGGACGCTGCTGTTCTAAGGAACCGCAACGCCTGCCGGTTGTTCGGCGAATTCATGCATCAAGTGCTGCCCGGCCGTTCACGCGGCCGGGCTTTTTTTGTGCCAGGTGTTAGAATGGAATATCGTCATCCGACGCGCCAGGGATATCCGGTGCGATGAACTCTCGATACTCATCGATAACAAGGAACGCTTCATGCGCTATGGCTGGCTCGATGTCGTCGCGCACGACAAGGGTGTGGAAGTCGATGAAAAGAGCGAGAGCGCTGGCGTCACCGTCAAGTCGTCGTGTCGCCGCATAGGCGGCGCCACCGGTCCTCTCATAGGGCTTAGTCCAGTCGGGGTCGTTTCGTTCGAGCAGGCGACCGACCTTAACTCTTCCGGCTGTCGGGGAGTTTTCGCTAGTTGCAGGCGTCCATGCTATCAGCGCGTCTCTGGCCTTCATCGTGAGCCTCATGTTTATCGGTTGCACCAGCTTTGACGCTTGCCCTCCCAGGGTCTCGCCAAACCATCCATAACCAAGATCTCGCCGATGTCCGCTCCGTTAACAAGTACCCGCGCCAGTGTTCGGCCGTGACGGTCCTTCGTGCGGTTGCCATCGCCGCGCAGCAATGTGACCGACGAGCCGTCGCCAATCAGTTCGCGCACACGTTTACGGGCGAGAACCGCGAGTCGCTTCTCAGCGTCACATCCGGCGTGATGCAGTTCCGGAGCATCGATATTGAGGATGCGGACTGTCTCGCCATCGACCTCGATCGTGTCGCCGTCGATGATGCGCGGAGCGGCGTGGGCCGGCATTGCTATGGCCATCATGGCGGCGTAAACGAGGGCGATTTTGTGAGAGCGCTGTGAGAGAAATTCCACTTTGTTCTTTCCCTGTTCTTGGTCTTCTGGGTTGAACGATAGGAGATTCGCTGATACTGCGTCCATCTCCGTTCGGTTTGGGACCAGAGGGTCGGGAGTTCGAATCTCTCCACTCCGACCATTCAGCGGTCTGAAAGCGTTGAATGGCACCAAATTTTGGCGAGCGTCGTCGATGACTGGGGACACGTTGGCGCTTCGGGCGGCAAATAGGACATCGCGGACGGAGCAGCCATCTTTTGGATGCGGCGGGTTGTTTGCGACACGAGTAGGTTCGGTCCGCACCTATCCACGAGACTTCACTTGTCGCCGTGACGGTCTTTGATCAGTTCGATCTGCGCTGCCTTCTTGGCAGCACGACGATTGGTTGACGCCTTCCGCTTCTCGCGCCGGATCGCGGCGGCTGTCGCAAAGTCGATGGGCCGCTCATCGGTATAGATAAGCTTCCCGGTTTCGACGACGAACGCCCTTGGAATCTTTGGATTGTTGATATCCCGGCGATTGCCGAGCCACTTGGCCTCCCATCCCGCGAAATAGACCTCGAGCTGTGCAGGCGCCATCGAATAGGCCCGCCGCATCTCGATACCCTCGTAAATGGCGAACACCCATTGGACATCCCGGTATTTGTCGATGATGGTCTTGTTGATGTGGTGATTGGTGGAGAAGCTGTCCGTCAGCCAGATGTTGACGCTCTTGAGTTCGTATTCCCGGCCTTCCATGTCGACTGCGTCGTTGCCCTCGCGCCCCGGAATTCCCTGAAGGTTCAGGGCGAGTAGCATCTGCAATATCTTGCCGCCATTGTCCTGGAAGATGTCGTCTATGCCGTGCTCGCGGGCCAGGCTTTGGAACGCCCGCACGGACGGCATCAGCGCCTCCAGGCGCTCCCAGTCCTTGTGTTTCATCGTCCCTCCCTGACAAGGTCGGACACGGAAATATCGAGGCCACGTGCAATCTTCGCGAGGTTGTCGAGACCGACGTTCCGCTCCTCCCGCTCGATACCCCCTAGATAGTTCCGATGAATCCCTGCCGCTGCGGCGAGAGCCTCTTGGCTCAAGCCACGCTCCGCCCTAAACCTCCGCAGGTTGGTTGCCAGAATCTGTCTGATCGTTATCTTTTGCGGTGAATCGTTCACACGGCCAGATTGACCGGTGAACACTATGAGTCTACATACGATAAGTGTGATCCCGCGGATAAGAATATGACCGGCGTGCTTGAAGGACTTTCCCCTGCGTACAAGACGGCGATGGGAGCGTGCTACTGCGGCGATTCCCGGGAGCTTCTCAAGTCTCTTCCGGACGAAAGCATCGATTTGGTGATGACGTCCCCACCTTTTGCCCTCCAGCGGCAGAAGGCCTATGGCAATAAGGATCAGGCCGAATATCTGGATTGGATGATGGACTTCGCCCGGCTGGTTCATGCCAAGCTGAAGCCGGCCGGCAGCTTCGTCATCGATGTCGGCGGCGCCTACCAGAAGGGGGTGCCGGCCCGCAGCCTTCACCACCTTCGAATGCCGATCCGGTTCTGCGACGAAATCGGTTTCTTCCTGGCCGAGGATTTCTACTGGTACAACCCGGCGAAGCTCCCGTCGCCTATCGAGTGGGTCAACAAGCGCAAAATCAGGGCGAAGGATTCGGTCAATAGCCTTTGGTGGTTTTCGAAGACCGAGTGGCCGAAAGCCGACGTTTCGAAGGTGCTGGTCCCGTATTCCGACCGCATGCTCAAGCTGATGGAAGACCCGGACAGCTTCTACAAACCGGGGACGCGGCCGTCCGGCCACGGCATCGGTACCGGATTTGCGAAGGACAACGGAGGGGCGATCCCGTCCAATCTTCTGCAGATTGCAAACACCGAATCCGGTGGGATGTATGTTGCCGGATGTAAGCTCGTTGGCGCTGACAGACATCCGGCAAGATTTCCCGCAAAGCTCCCGGAATTTTTCATACGGTTTCTGACCGAGCCGGGAGACGTCGTTCTCGATATCTTCGGCGGGTCGAATACGACAGGACAGGTTGCCGAGGCCGAGGGGCGGCGCTGGCTCAGTTTCGAGGAACGGCTCGACTATATTGCCGCCAGTGTCTTCAGATTCCTGCCGAAAGACACGTCTCCCGATTCTATGAAGGAGGCATTCTCTCGAATAGGAAGCGGTGAGACTGTCACCGTCGAGGATTACCTCGACCAGTCTCGCCTCGGCTTTAGTGAGGCCGCCGAGTAG